CCCCCAGTTAATAATTCTCTCTTTATAAATAATTTTTATATAAATTTGTAATTACTTATATATAGAGAGAGATCTAGGTAATATTGGATCCACTTCAGAAAGAGCCGCAAGCGACCCTTTCTTCGTGTCTCCGTTTCACTTTGCTTCGCAAAGTCTTTGCTGACGCAAAGATACAATTTAAATTGAAATAGAAAAAAATTTTTTATAATTTCTTCATATCGTTTCTCCTTTTATTAAAAATATTTTAACGGCTTCTTTATTTCATACATTTATTCTCTTATAAATATAAAAATATCTGTGAAAACTTACACTGTTGTGTTATTATGTAAATATCAAAAGAAGTAGGAGAGTAGCGCTATGAGTTTTTTAGATGAATTGAATGAAATATCAAAAACACCGGAAGAAGCTGCTGCAGAAAAGAAGATAGAATCATATAATGATGGAAAGAAATGGGCGATAAGCACAATAGATCATATTAAAAATGTGATCAGAGAAAAGGCTAAAAATGGAGATTACGAAACAATATGTGGAAATAGATATATGAAATTTTATGCTGACGATTTATATCCATCTAGTTATTTATTTGGAAAATATAAGAAATATGAATATAGGGAGAATGTTGGAATTTTTAATCGACAAGGTGATTATCGTGTGAGAGTATATTATAATATATGCGATCAGGATTATTATTATGGATATATGGATACACTCAACCAGTTGTCTAAAAAAGAAAATATTAAAGCAGAAGTAGTTGGTGTGTTTGAAGATTCGACACATAAAATTGAATTTGATCCATTAGAGGGGATTGTTCTTGAAAGAAAGGTGTTTGATATTGATTTTTCAATAAGATTAAAATGTAGCATCGAATTTTAATTTGTAGAAAATGCTTGTTATTTGTCGAAACATCTGATATTATAAATACATAGTTGCTTAAGAGAAAGCAGTTTGGTTTTCACTCCCCTTCGTGAAATCAGCCGCTTTCTCTTTTTTTGTTTAAGGAACTAACCAGTTACTTTCTGGTTTTGCAATCAGTCTAGCATTGTTGTAAGCCATTTCCATCGTAAGACAGGTATGACCTTGATAATATCCGCCTGGCATTTTTGTTAGCACAAGAGCTAAATCTGGCTCGTCTGTTTTTCCAAAACATAACGGTAGTAATAATTGAATTTGATTTTTAAAGCAATGCGGTACTGCTAATTTATAATTAGCCATAACTCTTTTAATAGAAGTATCTATCACTCCCTTTAACATTTCCAAAGGTCTATCGCTATTAAGTACGTTTTCTGGAAGTCTGGATTTATTATCTTCGTCTTCCAGTATATGTCTATATTGTATATTGATGCGACAATGCCAGTCAAAAACGAGCAGAGATGGATCAGAAAAATAATCAGATCTTTCTGGATATTCAGCAATTCCATTTGAACCAAGCTCATATTCTGTGTAGAATCCTTTAAATTTGTAATCTGTACTGTCAGGCTCTTCTATTGGATTGACTTCTCCATAAATATAAATTGGTTCATAAAATTCTGTAAATAGTCCAGTATTGAATAAGCAATACTTTTCTGTTTCAACAATTTTATTTTCTCTTCTTAATTTAAGGAATGTATATTTTAAATAATTCTTCAAGATAGAATAATCGTTACATTCTCCAAAACTCCATTTCTCCGGAATTGCTAAATTTGCTAGTTCCTCCATTCGTTTGTTGTAATCTCCCCAAATCATATAGTTATATAAATCCTCCATCGTATTCCTCCAGTCATAATATTTTATATCGTCTATTATAACTGAAAAATTTGCTGTTTTCTAGGTACATATACTTATTCACTCATACGTTCTGCACAGACAAGAAATTTTATATATGTAATCTGTTGAGTAAAAACATGTTTTTAATATATAAAATCAATTTTGTATAATAATGTGGACACTTTATAGAGTAACAACATAAAATCGAAATTTACCATTGAAAACGTTTTATAACCACACTGAACATACTTTCGATTTTGTTGTGGATAAATTTATAGCTTTCTGGTATCATAAATATTAAGAAAGAAAAATGGAAGGAGTTATTGTTGTGAATAGGACGTATATTGCAATTGATTTGAAAAGTTTTTATGCATCAGTAGAGTGTATAGAACGTGGACTTGATCCACTGACAACAAATCTAGTTGTTGCTGATAATAGCAGAACAGAGAAAACAATTTGTCTTGCAGTAACTCCGTCTTTAAAATCATATGGTGTATCCGGAAGACCAAGATTATTTGAAGTAGTACAACGTGTAAGAGAAATCAATGCTACAAGATTGTATAACTTAAGAAAACGTGAATTCTCTGGTTTCTCCTATAATAAGAAAGAATTGGATGATGATTTAAATCTAAAACTTGATTATATTGTAGCTCCTCCTAGAATGTCGTTTTACATGGAATACAGTACCAGAATCTATAATGTTTATTTAAAATATATTGCTCCAGAAGATATCCATGTATATTCTATTGATGAAGTGTTTATAGATGTAACTTCTTATTTAAATACGTATGGGTTATCTGCAAAAGAATTGGTACAGAAAATTATACTGGATGTGTTGCATGAAACAGGAATTACAGCAACCGCAGGAATTGGAACGAATTTGTATTTGGCTAAGATTGCGATGGATGTTGTAGCAAAGCATATTCCTGCTGATGAACACGGTGTAAGAATTGCAGAACTGGACGAAATATCTTATCGAGAGAAATTGTGGGAGCACAAACCATTGACAGATTTTTGGCGTATTGGAAGAGGATATACAAAAAAGTTGGAATCTGTTGGGTTATATACAATGGGAGATATTGCAAGATGTTCTCTTGGAAAAGAGGCGGATTATTATAATGAGGACTTGCTGCGTAGAATGTTTGGCAAGAATACAGAACTTTTGATTGATCATGCTTGGGGATGGGAGCCTGTTACGATTGCAGATATTAAAGCATATAAGCCGGAGAGTAATAGTATTGGAAGTGGACAGGTTTTACACTGTGGAACTGATTATGATAAAACGAAAATTATTGTGCGTGAAATGACGGAAATGTTGGTTTTAGATTTGGTGAGCAAAAATCTTGTAACAGATCAGATTGTATTGACAATAGGGTATGATAGAGAAAATTTAATGAATCCGGAACGAATGAGAAATTATAAAGGCGATTTTTCTGTTGATCAATATGGAAGAAAGATTCCAAAACATGCACATGGTACTGTTAATCTGGACGGTTATTCTTCTTCTACCAATATGATTGTAAGAGCTGTACTTGATTTATTTAATAGAATTGTGGATGAAAATTTACTTGTTAGAAGAATCAATATGTCTGCGAATCATGTGATCAATGAAAAGGAGGCAAAGCAAGATAGATATGAACAGATCAATTTGTTTGATATGATTGAATTTGATGAAAAGAAAGTTGACCAGGAGAAACTTCAGAAAGAAAAAGATATCCAGAAAGCTGTCTTGGATATCAAGAAAAAATTTGGGAAGAATGCAATTTTAAAAGGCATGAGTCTACAAGAAGGAGCTACGGCAATAGAGAGAAATAATCAAATTGGTGGACATAAAGCATAGGAGTGTGTTATGGGTAAATACGATGATATAATAAATATGAAACACTTTGTTTCTAAAAGATATCCTCAAATGAGTATGAGAGATAGAGCAGCACAATTTTCTCCATTTGCTGCATTGACAGGTTATGATGATGCGATAAAAGAAACTGCGAGATTAACAGATAGAAAGATTAATTTGGATGAAAATGTTCTGCAGAAACTGGATGAGATATTATTTGTGATCAGAAAGAGATTAGATTCTGGACAGAAATGTAGAACTGTGATTTCTTATTTTGAAAAAGATTTGAAAAAAGATGGTGGAAGATATCTGGATATTTCTGGTGAAGTTAAAAGGATAGATGGATACAGGAATGTGATTGTGTTAATGGATGGTAACATGATTCCGATTGAAGATATTATGAATATAGAGATAGAAGAGTAGACTTGGATTTTATTCTAGGTCTATTTTTTATGTGTAAAATTTTTCCGTGTGGATATTTTTATGGAGGAGATGATTTTAAGTACTTCGGTATGAGAGATGTTTTTATACCCCGGTGGTGTGGTTGAAATGTAGTAGGTATGGGCGTTTATAGGTGGGAATTGTGGAAGAAATGTACTATGTGATAAGAAGAATTTTCTATGGAATTTGGGTTAATTTTATGGAGTTCGGACGGATGTAGTATTTAAGCGTGTTTGTTGAGGATTTTAATGTGAATTATGGTGGAAATTGGTGATTTTTTGGTGTGATTTTGGGATAGGAATGTAGTGTTTAAGCTGTACGGATCGAAGTCGATATCGAGCATTTTTGAGTGGAATTTGGGTAGAATTTGTGGTTGAAGAGTAAATTTGGAAATTTTTTGCGTAGAATTTTTTAGTGAAAATTTTGAAGTGACGTGTGAGTAGAACACATACACGTTATATTTAATATAGAACATATACCGCTGATGTAAAGTACCCGGGGTATTATAAATAGTGTAATACTATACTATTATGCTATTTTAGGGACTTTTTACACATTGATGAAAGTGCAAAATTTATAGTTTATAGGAATCCTGGAAGTGGGCGGGGATGACAGGGAATTTGGAGGGATTTTCTGGCTCGGTTCGGATTTTTGTTTGAATTTTTTAATAATTAAAAAAATTATCAACACACTGTGAACAACTCAAAAAAACAATGTGGATAACTTTTGCATAAAAACAGACTTTTCCCCACAACAGCCAAAAATCAATATAAAAATAAAACCATTTCCCCACTTATCACAAAAAAATGCAACTAAATGCCCACTACGCCACCACTACAATACAAAAACTTATCTACACTATGATAAAAATTACCATCAAAACTATGTATAATCATATAACAATTTATGTATATCCATACAATAAACCCCACACAATACTACACATTAACATGATACAATCCACATAATACAACACTATCAATATATTACATGTACTTATAACACATACAATACATATGATACACAACTATAACATACAATATACATACTATCTGTATACCATGCATATATGATCTACGCATACCTAACACATATTACATATAACTAACTAATAATAAATAAAATAGCGGTGTGACAAGTCACCGCTATAATAATACTAATCTTCTAATGTACTCTGTAAATTCTCAAGTATTTTCTGTATGCGTCTATCTTTCTTTTCCGCGTCTTTTTCTTCTTTTGCTTCTTTCAAATCATCAATCAAAAATCTAATAAAGCCGTTAAATTGCTTATCGGTCATTCCCATATCTTTCAATACCTCCATTTTGATTTCCTCCATTTCTTCCCGTTGGCACTTGTCATTACCAACTATAATTATAATAGCACTAAAATCAGTGCAAAGTCAATCACTAAAATCAGTGTTAAAAATATTTTATCTTTTCCTCTTCAGTCGGTATAATCTCAATTATATCCGACGGTTGACATCTTAAAATAAGACAGATCGTATTGATTGTATCTGTTGTAATGCCTTTACCTTGCCGTATGTTTTGCATTGTCGCCTGGCTCATAATCTTATCTTTTCGCAATCTACTTGTATTATATCCATTATCTGCGAGTGCTTTTAATATATCTATTTTATACCTAAACATACTATCTATAAATCCTTTTTTCTTTTATTACAGATATTATACCATAAATCACAACTAAATAAAAGCTACACGCTCATAAACCGTGTTACTACTTATTATATGCGGTCAATACTCTCGGTAACCTGTACAATGCGCACTGCCACCGCATCGCATCATATAGCACCCACTTTTACCACAATGACATAATTTATCTGATTTATCATAATAAATACATCGTGATGCCGTCTGTCATTATTTTAGTGTAAATATCCAACGTGTACAGCAGTGCCTATATTACGACTCAAACCATTTCTATAAATATCATGTATTCCGGATTGTACAGGTCTTTCAATCGTATCTATATTATGTTTCTTTTTTCTTTTCATAATTCAATTCTTTTTTCATCCAGATCTTTTTTTATAAGTTCCTTAAGATAACTATTGGCACTCTGTCCGGATTCTGCAAGATATTCTTTTAACTTTTGTCCATACTCGATATCAGTGGGATAGTATTTAACCGCAAATGTTAATGTTTTTTCGCTATACTTTTTTACCGCTTTTCTGTTTTGCTGTTTTATTTTTTCTTTCTTATTTTCTAAATTCATTCTTTCCCTCATTTCTCCCATTAAAAAAAGGTAGTAGATTATAATACCATGATACCACAACAAAAAGCAATATTACAATTATTCATTGTACATAATAAATAAATGAGTATACTCATAATACACTACCAATAGTGCATGGTTTACAAAAATGAGTAAACCCACAAAAAAGACTTGAAAAATGAGTTTACTCATGATAAGATAAACCCAAGTTAAACGAAACGAGTCATGTGGCAGAGTCAATAAGGCCGCATGCAATCCCAAAAAGCAGAGTCAATAAGTCTAAGGGCGTTAAAGTTTGGCTAGGGTGTACATTGAAAATCTAATAGTTATTGATTTACCTAGAAAAAAAATCTCGGATAACATTCCGACCTAAAATAAATGAGATAGGGTTGTTTAATAGGCAGTACAATGTTAGGTTTTTAAGTGAGTGCTTTACTAAATAAGCAACACCACGTTATAAAAAATTACGTGTAATAAATACATATCGAATACATATTAAAAATTTTTCACTTCCAACAGAAAGGAGGTGAAAACGTATGTACTATATAACATACGACAATGAAACTGTCGTGTACAATTCCGACCATAAGCAACTTGTAAAGTGTCCAACGGAACAAGAAGCAAAAGAATATATACACGACAACTCATAAAATATTGTAACTTGTAAATCAAGACTTGTCAAGTCGACAAGTCCTTTTTAATTATTATAGAACGGAATAACTAACTTATAAGCAGAAATTAAGTCACGCCTTTGTCACTGGTGTAGAATAATCTACAACAAACTTTGAAACCGCTTAAAATTATGCTTAATATCTGTTATCGGTAGACGGGTATCCAGTCCGGCGTGAGTTCACGACTCTGACAGATATTTATTGAAACAGAGAATAAACAATTAAAATAAGAATGAGAGAGGTAAACAAAATGAGTCAAATTCAATTAGAGCAAGCGTTATATGAATTAGCATTAGAAAATAAAACATATTCTGAAGATGTTTTATATGAAATTAGAAACACGATTGTAAGATTTTTCTGTAATAACCCTGGTTATATCGGAGAAGATGCAATAAGAACATTCAAATATTTCTTAAAAACTGGCATTTTAGATTTCAACTTATAACAAGTCGAATATGAGAAAAGACAGAGGACAAGGCAGAGAATGAACAATTAAAATGAGAGGGGTAAACAAAATGAGAAGCAAGAAAAGAAATCTGAAAAACAGAATCAACGAGATCACAACTCTGTTAATGCCGATTGTATTAACAGTTGGCATGGTTGGTTACTGGATAACATTTGGATATTAAAGAAAGAGAGGTAGTAAAAATGTATACTTTTAAAACATCAAATGAAAATATCGTATTTTCGGCGGTTTACTGTGACTGTTGTAAACATAAATGGACAGCTATAAAATATATCAATAAAGATGGTAAATGGATTGAAACAGATTTTTATAAACGTTTTGATACACTGGATGAACTGAAAGAATTTGTTGAAAATTATGAAGAAGCTGAAAACAGATATTACTTTTCAGAAGATAACAGAGAATCACTCCCAGAAGTAATGGATAAAACATTTACAGAGGATCAGTTAAAAGAAGTGTATCGAGATATCATCGACAAAACGGAATATAAAAATTTTTCCGAATGGTTTTTTGATATGCTAAAAACTGGTTTAATTTTGCATAGATAGTTAGGAGGAAATAAAACTATGAAAAAGAAAATCGTTTATATACTAACACTGGCAGCCGTTTCTATCGGTTGCTTTTTTGTTGGAAGAAATACGGCAGAACAGTCAGAACCGGAAACACACGTTGAGCGAATGGAGTATGCATTGGAAAATATTTCACGATGGAAACTTGCTGATGATGGAGAAACAGTAATTTTGTATGACTTTGAAGGAAATATTTATAATTGGTAAGGAGAAAAAATTATGACAAAGCAATATAAACTTTTTAAAACAGTAAAGAAGACAGCGAAGGAAAATAATTTATTAATAGCGGAAAATAATCTTGCAACTACTAAAACACTGTTTGACTTCTTAGAACTGGATAATATAAATCTTGAGGAGTGGGAAAAAGATGTTATCAAGAATGATGCGCTAAAAAATGTATGTTCCTTTAATAAAGAATCATTTTACGGCGCTGAATATGATTTATTTAAAAGTTGTATTGGAAAAGCTTTATATATTCCTCATAAAGTATTTTCAAAGGAGGGAAAACATTTATACAATATTATGCAGTTTGCAAGCATTATACACGCTCATTCAGAGCGTAACAGCGTATATGATGAATACGGAAACAAGCAGGTGAAATACAAGTCGCTTTATAGTGAGCCAATGGATGATCTGGAAATATAAAAAATTTAAAATGATTTAGTGATGTGCAGAGAATAAGAAAACAGATGCATAAAGAAAGGTTAAAAGGTGGGAATTATGAAGAGAAACAAATTATACGGAACAACATTTTGTGGAAATGAAGCAAGCGACTACGCAAAAGAGCAAGGATATCTTGACTATGCGACTTTTGCAAAAGCATTTGACGCAGTAATGAATAATAATATTATGGAAAATACTTGTGAAGTTGGATTTTGGGAGCAAGAAAATGGAATCATTGATAATTCTGAAGAAGTTGACGCATTAAAAGAAGAAATCACTGATATTGAAAATCGTTTGGAATTTTTGACAGATGAAGAAATAGAAGAAGCTCAAATGCTGCAAGAAGAAATTGGTTCTATTCAAGAACAAATTGAAGAGCTTGAGGAAGAGCAGGAGAGATTATATAATCAAGAAATTTTTCAATATTATATCGTATCAGACCAGGGCGCGGAAATGATTAAACAGTATACAGAAGATCCTTTGTTTTATAATGAAACTCTTGACATGTATGTCTGGGGAATTACACACTATGGAACAGCTTGGAGTTATGTCTTAACAGACGTTAAATTAAATTGCAAAGAAGAAGCGTTTGAATAAGGAGTGTTCTAAACTATGACAAATAAATTTTTAAGACGTGTTGTCGATGAATCAATCATTGATACACGGAAATACAGATATACATATAATGCCGGAAATGGAAATATTGAACGGCTGCCACTGGAAAAGCTAAATACAACTTATGCTTTAACAGATTGGGAAGTAGTCGGAAACGTAATGGATTTATAGAAAGAGGTTTGAGTTATGAAGCGGAAAATATTATATATCGGTGCTGTTGCAATTATTTCTTTGACATCATTTATAATAGGAAGAAACTCGGTTGAAAGAAGTGGAACGAAGCAAAAGGAAAGGAGTCATGATTATGATAACAGTAGGAAAATCTTTAGCAGATTATACGTTTGAGGAATTGGAAGCCTTGGATAAGAATATACTAACGAATGAAGAGTGTGAGCAGATTCGGGAGAATCCTCTCGTAACATTGGAGATTTTAGGAAGAAGTACATACAGACGCGGTAGAATATGGATAGATGTTCATATCGAAAATGAAGAAAGACAATGTAACATAGATGTATACGTTTAGAAAGCACTTGTAATTATACAGGTGCTTTTATTATAGAAAATTTTACATATTAAAGGAGAATGAAGAAATGAGTAAAAGAGAAAGAATGTTGCCAAAAGAATTAGAAGAAATGATGAACGAAGCAAGATTATTAAATAATATCATTGAAGCCGGTGAAAAAATGATAGTATCTGACAAAATGGAAGAAGCAAGATCAAAACATGACGGAAGAGAAAAGGCGATTATTAGTATCAATCCTTTACTTATCCATGTACCAGAATGGCAAAGAGAATTGAGAGTGTCGATTGCGAAGAAAATAGGGGCGGAATTTAATGCGTATAAATGGGATTTACCAAAAGTCGTTCTTCGGGATGGGAAATTCTATGTAATAGACGGAATGCACAGAATTATTGGTGCGTATTTTGGAAACATGAAACTTGTACAAGTTGAGGTATTGATAGGGATTACAGAAGCAGAAGCTGTTAGCTTATTTTTATCACAACAGAATGACCGTAAAAGAATGACATTCGTAGATACATATAGTGCAGCTCTTGTATTAAGAAAAAATGAATATGTAGTATTGAAGTCTATTTGTGATCGAAATCATGTTGCAATCAAAGGAGATAGGGAGCCTGTTGAAAATCCTATCGGCGTTTTAACTTCTCTTTCTGATGGTGTAAAAATGGCTAAACTTTGCCCGGATTTATTAGATAGAATATTAAAGCTTGTTGTCAACCTTCAGTGGAACGGTGGAAAAACATATAGAAATGGTAAGGCGTTCAGTGCAAAAGTATTGAGAGTATTCAAGAAACTGTATGCTTATTATGCAGGAAGAGAGACAGACATGGAAAGAGTTCTGTTAAATAATTGCAAGGGAAGTAAGTATTTTAATGATAATCTATCAGAAAAGTGGCAAGATTCGTTGTTTGATTTTCTTTCAGATGTAATTGAGAAAAATATTGATATTCCTGTAATTGAAGCAAAAACAACAACACGGAAAAGAACAACAAGAAAAGCAGTAGCAAAGACTGCATAAGAAAGCTCTACATATTACGTTCTGCGGGTGTCACAGCTCGCGGAATGATTTCATGGAAATAAAAAATACAACAAATAAACACAACAACAAAAGGAGAATAATACAATGGAGATTTTGAACGAATTTACAATTGGCGGAAAGAAATATTGTACAGTCAGAACAAAAGGTGGGGTATCTGTGATGGAAAAATGGGAATATAACAACGCAAAGAACAAGTATATGAAGAATTGGAGGAAATAAAAATGGGTGTAGTAGAAACAGTAATGACGGAAAAAGAATGGAAGAAGCAGAATAAAGACTGGTTAGAAGGGTATGTTGTGGCAGAAACAAACCAAAGATTCAATCGTTGGAAACGCAGATTGAACTTTCAAAAGTTTTCTGGATTGATCTTGTTGCTAATTGCGCTGTTTGCTATTGAAACGGATGCAAAATTGTATATTACTGCATTAGGTGTTGCACTGATCGCATACTGGAAACCATTTTGTAAATAAGAGTTATTAAAAGAAAGTAGAGGAAAATATTATGAATATCGAAGTAAATAAGACAAATGTAAAAGTAGAAGGAAATAATCTTGTAATCGAATTGACGGAAGAATTAAGAAAGTCTTTAGGAATGAGACAGAGTAAACCACTTTATGAATGTAAGGTTGGAAATATTATCATTGATAACATTGGAAATGAATGGTATGTGGTGGAACAGGATATTGAGAACAATAGAACCAAAGTATGGAGAAAAGAACTTCTTGACGGAACTTATAGATTTGACATTGGGTCAAATGACTTTAGAACTTCTGAAATCAAGAATGTACTGAATTATGAAAACGGGAAAATTCTGTCTGATATCTACAAAGGCTTTGGAAAAGAAAATGTATTGATTGATACAGTTGATTTACTATCTATGGATGGGTTGGACACCTACGAAACATGTGATTGTAAGGTACATTTAGGAACTTTTGATGATTACAGAAAAGCCAGAAAAAATGGTATGTTTAGAGAAGAGAATAAAAAACTATTTTGGTTAGATACGCCAAGCAGTACAAATGAAGGAACTTCATCTTCCTTTGTTCAGGTTGTCCGCAGTGGTGGGAACGTGGATTGCAACGATTGCGGCTGGAACGGTCATGGGGTTCATCCGTTTTGTTCTTTGGACTCTTCAATCTGTGTATCTGTTGAATAACGTAGAACTTTGGAACAACCAGGAACAGCAAAAGCTGTTTCGTATGTTACGGAAACAAATAATGATTTTATCGGGAGGAAATAGTTATGTTTACTAAAACAGAACAGAATAAATTATTAAAAATAAGAAGAATATTGGAAGAAGTTTATGACAATGGAAAATTAAGAAAATATAATCTCGTACCATATTCGGCAGAAGAATTAGTACATTGTTACAACTCTATTATTAGAGATATTACACATAGCGCAGTATCAATTTGTGGTGATGTCAAGAATATCTTTGAAAAACATGGATTTAAGATTGAAGAAAAGGGAATAGGGTGGGAAATTTCTTTAAAATAATTACATGAAAAGATAATTTTAAATAGAGGAAATAGGTATGAGGAAAGTAATTTTTAAAATTAACGATCAAGAGTATTTTAGAAAAGAATTTGAAAAAGATGGATATACAAGGAAACAGGCAGATGTTCTTCTGAAAGGTGTAGGAAATTTCAAAGCAATTTACACATTGTACGGAGAAGGTAAGAATGTGAATAGATACGAATTGACAGACTACGACGGAAATAAAATCAATATCAACGATTTAAACGGGTATGAAAAAGGCGTTGTTTTGAATGATTGCTATGCGTATTTCACAGGGAGCAAATATCATTGCAATGCAGATAAACCTTGTGGTGTGGTAGGGATTATAGAAGAAGAGGCGTAGATATGAAAATTCATTTATTTTGGCTTGATAATAATTGGAGGAAAACAGGAGGAACGGCAAATAACTATAATCTTATTATTGATATGGAAAATAAAGTTTATAAGCAGTTTGTCAATCCTTTTTATGGATATTATAAAGCGGAGGATATAGAAGTTAAAAGAAAGTCAGATATTGTAGATTACATAAAATACTTAAAAGACAATGATTTTAAAGAAGTAGAAAAAATTTAAAGAGTAAATGAAAGCACGATCTTATACAAGAATAGGAGATAGAAGAAAATGTTGAGATTTACAATGAACGCAAAAGATTTAAAGGGAATGATGGAAAAGGGACTGACAGCTATTGACAAGAAATCATCACTTGATAGCTTGAAAAAATTATATTTACAAGTGGAATCTGATGGAACAGTAAAAGCTCTTGGAACCGATATGGAACATTTTGCGGAAGTAAGAACAAATAATGCGTGGAATACAAGTCCTGGCGTTCTTGGAATTGACATTGATGATATTAAAATCATTTCTAAAATGAGCGGAGATGTCACACTGGAAGATATTAGCACGGAAATGCAGCAGAAAATCAATGTGAAGTGCGGAAAGAAAATTGTTACTATTCCACGATATGCGAATACAGATATTTTTCTTCCAGCAATGGATAAAACAGAAACACATATTATTACAACAACGGAGAGTTGGTTATTGGAAACAATCGCTAATCTTTCTTTATTTGTGGCAGGAGATGACGCTAATAAAATGATGAACGTATTCAACTTCAACACAAAGCGGAAGCGTGTAGAGGCTATGGACAATCGCAGAATTGGGACGAGATCACTTGAGAATCAGAAAATTATCACAGAAACGGAAAATCCATTTGACACTGTAAAACTCCATGTGAAATGCTTGCCGGTATTTAAGAAAATTATGGATAAAAAATCAGATACGGAAGTTAAGGTATATCAGAGTCAGAAGTTTATCAGAATCGAAGGAAAAGATTTTACATACATTATTAGAAGAGTTGAAGGCAAATATTTTAATATTGAACAGATGTTGACAGATAGCAGAGATTTTGTATTCAATGCTGATAGAGAAGAAATGTTAAAAATTATGAAGTATAACGCAGATATGGTAAAAGAAGAAAAGAAACCTACTATCTTTCATAGTGAGAACGGAAAACTTTACACATATTTGCAGACTTCCAGATATCAAACTTTTGACGAGATTGAAACGAAAAATCTTGTAATGGACGAGGACTTATTTATTGGATTCAATTCACATTATCTTGTGGATGCATTATCAGTTATTGATTCAGAGAATCCGGTATTCAGAGGAAGTAAAAGAAATGCTCCAATGTACATTGATGGAAACGAGTACAATTTCTTGATTCTTCCGATCAATATTGCTGGAGAAAATTATATTATAAATTTTAGAACACAACTTGATAGAGCAGCTTAACGGCTGCTTTATCGTTTATTTAATAAAAGAACGCTTTTAGAGGGAAATAACATGGACACACAGAAAATTGCAAAAATTTTATTTTATATGTCATTAGACATGGATTATGCGGACTCTTTAGAATACAAAGATGAAGAAGTAAAGTGTATCACAGAAGAACTGGAAATTTTAAAACAAAATGAATGTTTCAGTACGCTGCAAATGTTGGAAATGATCGCATTGAAAAATGAAGATATGGAACATTGGAAAGAGGGAAAATAGTATGTCATTAAGAGAATATCTAAAAGAACTGAAAATTGATCAGATTGAAGATGATACAGAATTTTGTGATAAGGAATACAATGCGATAATGGACTATTGCACAGAACGGAAATTCTTAATCACAGATGCTGATTTAGCATGTATCGTTAATCGTGGTCTGAACGATAGCTTTGAATACAGGCGTGCAGAATATATCGAGAATTTGTGGTTAGAATTCGGAGACGTTCCAATGAATCCTGAAACAGAATGTATTGAGGAAGAGTGGAACGGATTTGCCGCAGAAACACACCGAGAGGAAATTTGGGAGTGGTTTGAAGAAACTTATGGAATTAGTGTTGCAAAAGATTTGATGGGATTATAGGAGAAAATGATTATGGCAAAATATATTGTAGATTATTATCAGAAATGTAGTAAATCGTATGAAGTAGAGGCATTAAGGCACAAGCAAAAGAGATTGTATTAGAAAAGATTGAAAATGGTCTTGAATATGAACCTAGATGTTTTAATTGTGAAGAGGAAGTATTTGAAATAGAGGAAATAAATGAAGCATATCTAATTGATGGAGTGGCTTCTTGTTGTGGTTATGATTTTGGAATTGATACGGATAAAGCAAAATTTTGTCCGATATGTGGGAAAAGATTGATTAAAAAAGAATAAAATCGGAATTTCAATAGGAGAATAATTATGAACAGAAAGCAAATTAAACTTTATGATATTTACAATTTACCACATGGAACACAAGTAACCATTGCTATAAATAAAAATGCATTCATGCCGGCGGTGTCATTCGGAGATAAATTTGGATTACGAAGCGGAGAATTTAAGACGGCAAAAGATATCGAAGATAATGGATGGGAAACATTCTTAGGTTGGAGTTGAAACTCGTATTTCTTATGTTATTGAAAGGAATTAATATTTTATGAAGATAGGAACACTGGATTTAGATCCCAGGTATGAATACATAATTGTTTATCGAGACAAAAGAGATAGTACAATAAACACATGGACATTAGATGAATCAGCATTACAGATAAATTACAGACAAATGAAAGCGGGTGGTAATGTTGAGTTTCTTGGTATTTATAAGAAGTTAAACGATAGTCAACTGTTGGATGTTATGACTCAATAAGAGTATGACTTACAGAAGTTGTAATGTATGGAGGAAAAATGGGATTGAATATTATAGAAAATTCAGATGTAATACGATTTATTGAAAGTATAGAAGATGAAAGAATGAAAGAACTTTTGAATCACATGCACAATGAATATTGTCGATATGTAAGGATTGGTACGCCGGAACAGTGCAAAAAATATAAAGATTTGTGTGATTTAAAGCCGAGTGATTATATTAGATTACTTGATAATTGCACGAAAGCTTTTAAAGAAGAGCTGGAATGTAAAGAAAAGTTTTATAAAAATAAAATTGCTGAATTAGAAAAAAGAAAAGAAGGAAATGAAAGTCGCATTTCAAGAGAGGATGGAAAAATAAATGAAAAATATTTTTATTATTGATATAGACACAAAAGAAAGGGTTGGAATGATTGATTTTCTTCCACGTAGAGAAGAACGAATAATCATTAATTATCATGGTAGAAATTTAGAATACAAGGTTGGTTGTGTTGTATACCATCCTTCCGAGAATGGTATACTTGTGTTTGTAAATTTAGTAGATAATTATTACGAGAAGATAATTAAAAATATCAAGTGGTAATGAATTTCACATTTTAACAGATAAAAAAATAAAATGATTTAAAAGCATTCAGAGAATATATCTTTGGTTGCTATTTTAATGCGAAAAACGGAGGAATAGCAATATGAATAAAACAAATACAATTTTAAATAATAATGACGTATCTATGACAATTACCATTGTTACGCCAGACATTGCGAAGCAATGGTTGAAACAAAATACAAACAATAGGAAGATTAAAGAAGCCGTTGTGGATGCCTATGCCAAAGACATGTTAAATGGGAAATGGACAATAAATAACGATTCAATTACTTTTGATAAGAACGGAATATTAACAAATGGGCAACATAGATTAATGGCAGTCATTAAAAGTTCAACATGTCAATGTATGTCGGTGATGTATGGTGTTGAACATAATGTAAACATGGATAGACCTGCGACAAGATCAGTTAGTGATAATCTTACTATTTTTTCAGATTTACCTAGTGTTTTAACAAGTAGAAAATGCACGTCAATGGTTAATTTTCTAAGAAAATGTGTCAATGATGATGAATATAAAAATAAAAATGTTAATGGTGCTTATGATTTTATCAAATGTAATGAAAAAAGTTTATATAATTTCTTATCTAGTATAGGTGGTGGGAATTCTTCATGTGGAAGAATTACTAAATTTAATAACTCTGCTGTTTTGTCTGCATTTTATTTAGCCTATGTAAATGGTGTTGATATTGAGATGTTAAAACGGATGCGGCATGTTATGTACACAGGTGAATATGTATTTGATGGGTATGAAAAAGACAGATTTTTACCAATAGTAAAATTAGATCGTATGTTAATTAGTTCTGATCTATCAAGTGTGAATAAAAGGTTCGAAGTGCTTCTCAGAACTATTTATGCCATAAATGCAGTTTCAGAAAATAAAAATTTAAGAAGTAGGAATAAAATTACACCAAAATTTTATTATGACTTCGAGTATAGAGGAAAAAGAATGTCTAAATGTTTTAAAAACAGATGCATAAAATAAGCAATATTAAGGAGATAACAACATGTATGATGAATTAAAGGGTATATCGTATATATTTTACATAAACAATACAACCGTGAAATTATGTACTTGCAGCATTAACGATAAGGAAGAGCTAGATGATAATGGATATCCGAGATATTTAGGGAAATATGGAAATTGTCTGATTGCCTTACGAAATCAGAAGATAACAGACAAGCTATATCTAATGAAGGAAGAAACATTTAACAGAGTAAAAAAGAAATCTTGGCAGCTCGATAGATATCTTATGAAAGACTTCTTTGATCGTTATGCTGATAGAATAGTAGCACGCTAATAATCTTAAATGAAAGGGTTAGAAATTATGATGTGGACATTATTTGTATTGGATTTTGATGGAACCTATAACCATGAATACAAAGAAAGTTACGGTGTAAGACCGAAAGTATACCAAATTCCATTAGATAGACAAAGAGAAATAGAGAGTCTTGCCAGAGAAGCATCTAAAAAGTTTAATTCATGTACAGATGCATGCGAACCTATTGGAGATATTTTTAAAGGATTGCTCGAAGATAATGGCATTAAATTTCATTATGTTGGAGATTTAAAAATACGTTTCAAAGAGAGACAAGAAGATTATCTTGCAGATTATATTCCTAGGGAGATTGTGTAAGTATGGCTCAAAGATGGACGGACAGAGAGATTAGGTATTTGGAATCAAAATATTTGAATCAGGCTGTGTCAATTACAGCCAAAAGACTTAATAGAACAGAACGTGCAGTTGTTAAAAAGGCTTTGGATATAGGCTTGAGCAAGGTGCATGATGTTTTAAGCGTGAATAAACTTGCCGAGTGTTTCAATGTTACTCATAAGGTGGTTATGAAGTGGATAAATCAATATGATCTTCCATGTCGGAAATTTAAATGTTCGTGCTGCACAAAATATATGATTGATCTTGAAAATTTTTGGAAATGGGCTGAACAGCATAAGGATATTATCAACTGGTCTAGGTATGATTGTATGACATTGGCTTTGGAACCGGCGTGGGTAAGGTGCGAAAAATTCTCATACGACAGACCAAACAAAGGAAAATACTGGACAGATATGGAAATAAACTATGCAAAATCCATGTTGCGTAGAGGAATGTCTTATAGAGAAGTTGCAAAAGAGTTAGGAAGAACACAGAGTGGTGTTGCGCATAAGTGTGCTTACATATATAATGGATAATAAAGGAGGGATATATGTGGGAGCGTTAATTGGAGGAATTTTCTTATTGATGTTATGTGCTTTTTTGGAAAATCTTAGTGATAGTTTAAAATAAAAAAATAATTGGAGGTAAATATTATGGGTGGAATTATTTTTGGAATGATTGTTATTATTGGTGGAGCATTATTTTCATTTGCTGAAAATCAAAAGACAAAGAATATGACAGAAGATGAACGCTGGGAATATGAGTGGAGAAAGATCAATAAAAGAAGATAATTATGTGTAGTTAGAAGTCATCAGATTATCCTGGTGACTTTTATAGTATCCATAAGAAGAGACAATCTGATTTTTTTCGGATTGTTTTTTTATTGCAGAAAAGGAGAAGGTAATGGATAGAAGAAATAATATGGAGTATTTTTTTAAGAAGCAAAGCAGAAAGACGAAAGAGAGAATAAGAGATATGGAGAATTCAACTTGGAATAATTATAAGTTATCATGCGATGATGATAATAGTATTCCAGGAATAAAATCAGAAGGAGTTCTTCATGGGTGGAAATTTTAAAGTAGGCGGTGTTGTATATGCAAGAACTTAGTAGAGAAGATATTCCTGTAGGAGAATATGAGAAATTATGTCATAAGAGTGTATACGAATATTTGACAAGGAACAATGAACCAGATGAACAGAGATATTATAGGACAGATGATGGGGAATTATGGGAAATCAGTCATTTTGAAAATGAAAAATCAGAAGAATTTGGCAAAAGAATGGATGCATTAGAGTATTTGGGTAACAAATTGGATCTGGCAGAAGCATTAGGTGTATTATAGAGAAGGGAATAAGTATGTGTTACAAAGTTGAAAAGCAAAGAAAAATTGAACAAAAATTAGCTGATGAATTAAAAAACGTTCCAGATTTTATCGCAGACTTTTTTGATAGATACAAGTCATCAGCAACAAAAAAGATTAACTGGATCTATATTAGAGACATGCTTAATTGGATGTTATCAAATGGATGTATCAAGAAGGACAGTATTTCAGGCATAACAGTAAAAGATATGAACGACATCACGAGTAATAATGTGATTAAATATCTTAATGAGTTGAAGAATGGTATATTAGGCAGATCAAATTCGCTGGATTCAATCAATACTAAGAAAAATGTATTTAGTGCATTTTGGAATTATTTAAGACAGAACAAATGTGTAGATGAGAATATTATTGCTCATATACCCAGTAATTTGTACAAATCAGAGAAAAAATTTAAAGAAGTAGAAATTCCAACAGATGAAGAAGTGGAAGAATTCTTAAAAAGGGTTAATGATGGAAACAAGAATGAATTTAATGTTATCAGAAATATTGCGATTGTACAATTAATAAAAGGAAGCGGTATTCGATCAGAAGAACTAATTAATATGGATATTAATGATTTACATTTATATGAAGAAGATCGCCCATATATGATGGTTTTGGGTAAAGGAAATATAGAGATATATGACAAAGTATATATGTCAAAACGTGCAAAAATATATCTTGAAGAATATTTGACCATGCGAGATATTTTTATTAGAGAACGAGAAATAACTAATAAGGCACTATTTCTTTCGAACGAAAACAAAAGAATGAGCAAAGGGGCAATAACAAGTTTTTTTAAACGATATTCTGATGGGAGAATATATCCACATATGCTTAGACATTGGGTTGGAACAGATCTATATAATAGAACTAACAACATTGTGCTTGTGCAAAGACAGTTAAGACATAAAAATCTTGAAACCGCAGCTAGATATTATGTACACATGGATGAGTCTACAATTGCAAATGCTGTACTTGATTTGTAATATGTGTTAAAATAATATGCAATGGAGGAATAAAATTGAGAGGAAAATATATTGGAAGAGACGGAAGTATGGGGTTTCGTACAGGACAAATATATGAGATAAGCACAGAACTTACGAAAATCTACAGAGATAAGAAAAAGGTTGATGTGATTATGGTACGTAGTGGGATATTGTTTTGTCCATATGATTCTGTGGAAAGCATCTTGGAAAATTGGATTTTGGAGAAAATGTGATGGAAAATTTTATGAACGAGCCAGTGGAGTATAACTGGACAGAGAATGATATTATAAAAGAATTCCAAAAATATAATGATAAGAAGAAAGTTGCAAAGGCATATGGAATTACAGTGCAGCAGGTGACGAAAATTTTGAAAAGGGAATAGAACAATATGAATAATAATGTGTTTGAAATTATGCATAAGGACAGAAGAGTTGCAAGAATAGATTCTTCTGGCAGATGTAAAATATATTATAAAAGTTTTCTGCCGTATAACCTATATCTTGAAGAAGAGGAAAATATTGATTCTCTTGTAAACAATATTACGAATTTTAACTATTGGTGCGCTACAAGAGTACTCACATTGGATAGAAAATATGCAAAAGAAATATTGAATAGTATTGGGATGAGCCAAGCTGTAACAGATAAGGATCGTGCAAAAGTAGCATTATCATACAGGTGTACATCTTTGACAGATGTTTTCTGGGTAAGAAATAAAGGTGAAAAGATAACATTTTCCGAAGTCAATTTGTATGATAATCATCTTGAAAATATTTTTATAGACATTGCTCTGCGAGGAAAACAATATACAGTCAATAATGAAGATCTGGCAAAAGATTTGTCTACAAATGGTGTTTTCCCGAAAGCCTGGCAACGAACAGAAAAGGGATTTTGCTTGTTAAAAGATGGCGGAGTAGAAGTCGTTGAGAAAGAATTGTTATCAAGTAAAATTTGCCAGTGTTTTGATGTAAAACAAGTCGTATACAGCAAAAGTTTGTTTGATGGAGAGCCAGTGACGATGAGTGATAATATTACATCAAAGGATTTTTCTATTGTGTCAATGGAGGCATTTGAAATTTATTCACAGAACCATGACAGGGATATTCAAAAACATATTTTGTCCTTAGATAAACATGATTATTATATGATGAATATTGTTGACTATCTTGTAGGAAATACCGATCGTCATTGGGGAAACTGGGGAGTTCTGGTAAATAATGCAAACAACAAGCCAGTTTCACTTCATCCGCTGATGGATTTTAATAAGACGTTTAACTCATATGATGGAATAGAAGGTTCTAATTGTCAGACTTGCTTTGGAAAAAAGGTCAGCCAGAAAGAAGCTGCATTGTATGCTGTTGGAAAAATTGGATTAAATCAAATCAAAGAAGTGAATTATGAGTGGTTTGAATATTTTCCGGAATATATCGATATGTTCAAGAAACGATTGGAAATATTAAATGGTTTGAATGATTGATTTCAAGCGAGGGGAATTATGAAGGAACAAAAAATATGCCCGTTTTGTGGTTCAGAAAAGGGATACTATATAACAGAAAGAGTAATTAGAGATTTGTTTTTTAATTACAATAATGAGCCATGTGGAGCCACTGAGGATGTTACAGAATTTTGTAGTAAAAGGCGAAGGTGCATAAACTGTGATAAAATACTTCCGAAAAAGATGTTTGAGTAATATATAATCTAGGATATACAAGGAGAAATATATGTTTAAAATAGAAGTTGATTGTGTGAATGTGTGTACTTGTACCATTTCTGATGAAGACGAACAAAGAATAAAAGACTATATAAAGAATAATCCAGAAAAATTTAAATTTATGTCAGATAAGGAGGCTATTGTAGAAGCTGTTTCTGAATTGGAAATTGATTTATATAATGATTATGTAGAGTCTGACAGTTATACAAATGATATTCGATGGTCTGAATTTGAAGAACGTAGTGCGAAGGAAATATTGAATGGATATAACCATTGCAAATCTAAATTGGATTATGGTAATTTAAAAATAGAAGAACAAAGAAAATATTTTGAAGAACATCAACAGAAATTTAAGGAAATAATTAGAAAATATAATTCAGGACAAATAGATACTGGTGATCTTATATAAGAAATGTTGATAACAATTATGGTTAAATGGTGATAGTATTTTCGAATATTACGAAAATGCGCAATAGATATGGACGGTATAGATAGTCAAGTTGGAGCAATCTGTTGCGACACCGCAGAAGATATTGATTTTGATAAGAAAGAAATATTAAATCAATGTGAATATGCTGAAGAAATATAGGTTTCATGCCGGTTTAGATGACAGAAAGTGAGGATAATATGACTACACAAGAAAGATTTAATATTGTAAAACAGATTTTGGAAGAAAACGATTTGCCTGTTTGCACTTTGAATATTAAACAGTTTGACAAAGTATCAGAGTTACAGTTAATTGCAGGTGCAAAGGATATTGTAAAAAAAATAAAGAGATATGAAGAGCATATTGATTCTAATAACATGAAATACCCTGAATATATTATGAGGTGTGTGAGGAAGAATTTAGACTTAGACGAAATAGATGTGAGCAGAGATATGGAAATCTATTTGATGAGCAGAAAAGAAATTTTTAACGCAGTATGCACATGGAACGGATTAATTGGATATGGAAATAAAATAGCAGATTGGGTAGAAGATATTTATCAAATTAGCTTAAACGATTGATTGAATGGAATAATATATGTTTGAAATAGAAGTTGATTATGTACAGGTTTGCACTTGTAAGATATCTGATGTAGATGAACAGCGAAGCTGAAGAAATCTAAGTTTTAACAGGAAAATGGAGGAATGAATATGCATACATTCAACGGGAAGAAAACAAGAATACACTACAATAGTGATATGTCTGGAAATATTATTATTCAACATAAAGATTATGAGTTGGAGTTGAGTGTTTTAGGCGAAGATATTCTTGATTTCGTTGCTGAATATGTAAGAAGTCAGAAGATTAGTAAACTGGAACAGATGGATAGTAAAGAGATTTTGGGACTGGAGTGATAATATGACAGTTCAGGAATTGATAAATGAATTGAATCAAATAGAAGACAAATCTCAAAGAGTAATTTTTGAGTGTATAGGAAACCGTAATGTATATGATGTAAATGAAATAGTAGGAGCAAATATTCCTAAAGATGATTCTTGTAAAGAATACGAAAGAGGAATACTTATTAGCAATGTGTAGAGATTGCGAGATTAGAGTGATACAATGTATAAATGGGAATGTCCTATTTGTGGTAAGCAACCTGAACATTTTGGAATTAAAGAGTTTGCAATGTCTCCGAGAACAACATTATTTGGCGAGTTCAATTTTAGAGACGCAGACGGTAATATCAGAACTGTAAATCGCAAGGTAAATAAACCAGTGTGTTCTGAAGAATGTAATCGAAAGAATGAGGAACAATATTTTGTAGAAGAATATAAAGGGGCTAGAATTTATTGCATAGATGGTAGATATATGACATATCTTGAATGTGATTATTGGTACGATAGTATTCAAGGAATAAGAAACAGAATTGATAATCCACATTTGATACCGGTTGCACCTAATCTTTTAAGTGCTTTAAGGGGTAAAATGAGAGAATAAAATTTAACTTTCATTTTTGCGGCACAAAGTCTAGTGTTTTTGAGAACGCAATTTAACGTAATTATATTGACTATGACGTAAATACATGTGATAATATGGTGGGAGGTGATTTTATGTTCAAAATAAATCCATATAGACCTGGAGCTGGATTGATGCCAATGTATATTGCTGGAAGAGATGAAGACATAGAGAGTGTAGAAGAAATGTTTAATGCATTATCTATGAATATACCAACGCCATCTATTGTTTTTAGCGGTTTGCGTGGTGTTGGAAAAACGGTTCTTATAAATAAGCTTCAAAGTATCGCTGAGGATAATGATATATTTTGCAAACATATTGAGGTTGAAGAGAGAAATGATTTTATAGCACAGATAGCGACATGTGCTCAATCTTTTTTAAGAAAAGTAAGTGCACGAGAGAAATTTAAACATCTTATTCAAAAACCATTAGATGCAATAAAGTCTTTAGTTGTGTCGTTTGACGCAAACGATAATACATTTTCTTTATCATTACAAGAAAGAGAGTTGTATAAATCAAATAGTTTGACACAAAGTTTGACAGAGGTGTTTGTAAATATCGGTGAAATCGCATACAAAACAGAAATGCCTATATGTTTTTTTATTGATGAGATTCAATACATGAAGCAGAGAGAATTAGGATCATTAATCGCTGCTTTGCATCGTACAAATCAGCTTGGGTATCCAGTAATGATTGTTGGTGCAGGACTTCCTAAAATATATAAAATGCTTTCCGAAGAAAAATCATATTCAGAAAGATTATTTGTATATAAAGAAATAGGATCTTTAAGTTATGAACAATCTTGCAAAGCAATCGAGGAACCGGTTAGAAAGTTTTCTGTCGAATATTCTAAAGATGCGATTGACAAGATTGTTGGTATAACAAAAGGATATCCGTTTTTTATACAGCAGTTATGTCAAATCGTGTATAATAACACAAATGAGAAACTGATTCAAAAATCACATATTGAAAGTTGTATGAATACATTTTTTAAAGTGTTGGATATCGGATTTTTCAAAGTTAGGTACGAAAGATGCTCTGATGGAGAAAAGAGATTTATATTTGCAATGGTAAAATGTGAAGAACTTCCGTGTACAATATCCAATGTTGCAAAAAATTTGGGTAAAAAGGTAAAAACGATATCTCCTATAAGAGCACAACTTATCAACAAGGGAGTTATATTCCCGGTAAGACATTCAGAACTGAATTTTACTGTTCCTGAATTTGATAATTTTATTCGTAGACTGGATGAATATAAACAATGGAGTGAGGATTGTCATGAATAATCAAAGAAAAGCAGTTTTGGAACCGCACAAAGAAAAGACAAACTTATGGTGCTGGAATGTGTTGGAGTACAGTGAAAGCCAAGATACATGGTATAGTATAGGTTCCGGAATAGAAGTAAATTGGGATATAGCAGCTAGAAAGGCTAAAGAAACAATTCAGATGTAAGAATATATGTAAAGACGATACTTATTTGGTATCGTCTTTTTCAATGGTAAGCGACTTATAATACTGAAGCATCCTGTTTAATGTATCATCATCAGACTGGAATAAATCAGATGGTGTACATTCTAATGCTATGCATATATTTTCCAATGTTTCAAAATTTATTTTACTTGTATCACCATCGTACAATTTACATGCAGCAGGGTATCCGACTCCGATTGCTTTTGCAAACTGGTTTTTATTTTTGAATTTTTTATCTACTAAATCTTTGATCTCTAAACGCATGTATTCACCGCCTATTCATTATATATTCTTTACAGTATATAGTTTAGCATACATTCTAAAGAAAATAAATACATTTTATAGAATATACTCTTGACAATATACTTCAAACGGTATATACTTAAAACATCAAAGAAAGAGAAACACATATATTTTAGAAAGGAGGATGCGTACATGAAAGTAAAACAATTTGACATTGTAATGGTCGATTTTGGTGATAATCCTATTGGTCATGAACAAGGTGGCAAAAGACCGGCTGTTGTAATTCAAAATAATATAGGAAACAACTTCGCAGGAACAACATTAGTTATGCCATGCAGCACAAAATTAAAAAATCCAAACCAACCTACGCATACTCTGATTAAAAGAGGTAGGGGAACAGGTTTGGTTAAAGATTCTATTGTTTTAGGCGAATGCTTAAGACAGATATCTGAACTTAGAATTATAAATTACCTCGGAAAACTGACATGCATGGAAGATAAACAAGAGATAAAAAGAGTATATGATGCAAATATAATGTGGGAGGATGATGTGGTATGAGATATGTATTGATGGACATTGAAGAAGCTGTCAAATACTGTAAAGGTAAAAAGGTTTTGGTGGCAGAACAGGATCTTGAAAAGAATGAAGTGGTTGGATTTGAAAGAAAAACATTTCAAGAGTGCAGAGATATTATAGAACGGTCAGAAACAATAGCAAGAATATGTGATGACTTTCTTAATCAGTTAAAGGTGTTTTCTGAAAAACAATTAGATTTGATGAATATAAAACCTATTGGAACTATGAGTACAATATTAGTTCATGATCCGATTCCAGATTCAGAAGAGCAGAAAAAAGAACAAAAAACGAACAAACGTTCTGGTAACTATTGACAAGAATAAATGTTCATGATAATATAATTTTTGTAAACACAACAAAAGAAGAGCCGGACTTCCATCAACGGTGCGCCAACACCTCCGGTTCCGACTCTTCTAAAAACACATACGCATTTCCCAAAATGGAAGTGCTAAGAACAGCTTGCGCTATCCCTACTAGTATAATACATATTTTTTTCAAAGTAGTCAAGCGTATCAGCTAAAATTCCAAATATTGGAAAACTGAATATTGAAATTTACTTTTTTTTTATTCGTGTGGACAAGTTTCTAAACGTTTATTTCGGATGCATTTTTTTAGAAAATCATGTCAAATGTAGAGAATAACGTAATGAAAAGTAAAAAAGGAAAGGGTGATTAAAATGAATTGTGTCGTGACTAACGACAAATTGTACATTAGGTTAAACTCTGAAGGGGCTCCTGTTACTTGTTCTAAAAGTAATGCTCAGGTTTTTGAAAAAGATAAAGCTGAGAACATACATAAAAATCTTCCCAAAGTATTGAAGAATTTTCATTTTAGAGTAAAACCTATTTCAAAGTCTGATCAGGAAGTTATTCAGAACAAAACGGATTCAGATAGTGTACAAACAGAACAGAAGAAGTACATAAAAAAAGACTCATACATACCTTGTGATGAGGTTGTACAGTGGATTGAAAAATCAAAACAGTGTAGCGAATTTGTGGAAGAGGCTACGAGAAGAAGAACAGTATTACATAAAAAATTGGCAAATATTGATCGTGAATTGTCAAACTGTATGCATCAGATAGAACTAGAAAAATGGAAATCTGGTTGCGATGGATACAAACTTTACAAGAGAGAAAAAGAAATTTTAGAAAAGAGACGACAGATTAAAGATGAGTTGATAATCATTCAATCTGTTCTGGACAACACGAAATGTTCTGTTGTAATTAAGAATATTGAAAAGACATTCAATCGGTTAGGAACTAGGCGGTTTGAAGTAAGAATTGTGGAAGACGATGATTTCTTTGATGAATTACAATCTGAAGGAGGCACATTAAAATGAGTAGACTGGACGAAAAAGAAATAGACGAGATATGTAGATTTTATGTAGGAAACAACATGAAGGAAATCAGAAGAATTTGTGACAAGATTTTTTCTAGTACAAATATACCAAAAGGATATTTGGATGACTACTATGGAAAAGCGGTAGAAATTCTCGTGGAGAGCATAAAAACATACGATAAATTAAAAAAGTGTAAATTCAATACATATTATTATGGGAACCTTATAAGACGAAGAGAAACGTGGAAAAGAGATAATTTCAGGTTTAAGCGGTGTAATCTTGAAACAGACAAAAAAGGGAAAATTAAAAGGGATAGTAAAGGAAATCCTGTAATTATTACAGATATTTCTATACATATGAAAGTTGACCCAGATGAAGATTATACATTGGAAGAAAGCATCTCTTCAGGGTTTAATTTGGAGGATGAAGTAGAGAATAATATTTGTCCTACTACAGATAGGATTGAAATGTACAAGAGTAATTTATCTTACAAACAACAAAAAGCGGTTGATCTTATTTGTTCTGGATATTCTCAGGAGGAGATTCTTAAAGAATTGCATATGACAGAGAGAGAATATAGAGATAAGATACTCGGATCTATGCAGCGTTATGAAAATGTAAAAATATTACTACGTAAGTAAAAAATTGGAGGAATATAATCATGGCAAAGAAAATCAGAAAAAAGACTTTATCTCTGGAATCATACCTGGAGGAAATAGTAGAAGAGGATATCAGTGATAACCAGGATGTACAAAGGTTATTTTGTTGGGAAAATGGGATGATAAATGAGTTGATCAAAACGGTATTGACCGATGATTATATTCCTCCGATTATTTTGGGCGAAGAAGATTTAGATGAAGATGTCGTGCAGCAATATATCGTAGATGGAATGCAAAGAAGTTCTGCATTGATTAAATTTAAGCATGAAAACTATAAAATTACAGCTACTTTAGAAGATCCGATTATCCAATATCAGAGAAAAAAGAAAGATGAAAACAATAAAATCTGTAAAGATGAATATGGAAAAGTTATTTGGGAATCTGTTGAATATGATTTGAGAAGAAAAACATATGAAATGTTGCCGCCAGAATTGAAAAAAATGTTTGATGATTATCAGATTGATATTACAATACATCAACACTGCACGATGTCACAGATTAGTAAGTTGGTGAGAAGATATAACAATCATTTGGGAATGAATACATCTCAGAAAGCATTTACTTATATTGATTTACATGCAAGAAAAATAAGGACAATATCTGAGAAAAATAAATTCTTTAAAAATTGTATGTCTTGTTCCGGTAAACAGCAATCGAAAGGTATTAGAGAAAGACTTGTATGTGAATCTGTCATGACAACGTTTTTCTTTGATAACTGGAAAAGTGCAATAAAAAATATGAGCAAATACCTAAATGAGAATGCAACAGAAGAACATTTTGATACTGTAAATGAATATTTTAGCAGGATTGAATCTGTGTGCAAAGATAATTTCACAGAAGTGTTTGTGCCAAAAAATGTTATTGTTTGGATTCCTGTGTTTAAAGAGTTTGCTAAATTTGGATTAGATGATATTAAGTTTAAGGATTTTGTAGAAGAATTTGAAAAGTCTTTATATAAAAAAGATGTAAATGGAGTAACATTTGACAAATTAAACGAGGATCGTCATACAAAAGGCAAGGCTATTTTAAAAGAGAAAATTAACATCTTAACTGCTCTCATGAAAGAGTATTTACATATTAAAGAAGATGAAGGAAACTTTGTTGAAGTAGAAGAGAATAATGTAATTGAAAATGTTTGTACAGAACAGAATACACTAGAATTCATCAGACATAACGTAAAAGAAGATGTTATCGAAGATGATATTGAATTGTACAAATCACTGCTAGAAGACTGGTCAGTGGAAGTGGATAATTCGTCAAAACTTCTTGAACCTGGAAATAATAATTCATTACTTGCCGTAATTGCATACAGTATTGAAAATGAACTTGATGAAGAAATTCCGGCATGGATGATGAGTTTCTTTAAGAGAAACGATACATATATTAAAGATCAGAAAGAGAATTATACATATATGGTGAATGATCTTAGTGAATTTTTGAGACATAAATATGAACTTGCTGGATAGATGGAGGTGAATAATATATGGATAAAACATTTTGGAACATAATGTCAGTAGGTGGATTAATTACATCGTGTTTAGCCGGCGCTAGATTATATGAAATTGGAGAAGAAGCATTTTTCTATGGATTTGTATTGGGTATCGGAGCATTGATGTTCGCTGCAAAATATATGGGAGATGAATAGGAAAGAAAATGACAGTGGAAGAAATGCGACAGAAGATTGAAGAGCCGACAGGAGCAGAGATCGAGATTGTATAAATGTAATAATTAAAAAAGGAGAAATAAATTATGTGTGAATTTAAAAGTGGAATTATTTTTAAGAATAGGGTGGAACTTGCGCCATTAGGGAATGAAAGTCATTCAAGTTTACTTGAAAACTTGGATGTAGAAGATAATGAATTTAATGCTTCTAAGAAATTTGTGAGAGCAGAATTAATTCCGCCAGAGAGATATGTTATCACTTCTGATATTTCAAAGTGGACTTATAAAGTCGATCAGGATATTGTGCCAGAATGGTATAGTAACGATCCAGAGAGATATGAAGAGGAATTTAAAGAATCTGTTAAGAATTTTATGGATAAAAATTTTACAGATGAATTTGGATATTATTGGACAAACATTCGAATGGATGGAAAGATATATCATTTTATGTATGGAGTTCTTACGAAGATGAGTTTTGGTAGCAATAATAATTACGCAGAATCTTCTGTAAGAAAATATCTTAAAGAGCACAAACTTGCAAAAGACATTAAAGATAAATATGGGAATAGTATTGTTCCGTTTGAAAATAACTTGCTTAGTATGGATGGATTTAATGATTATGGCGTTGTAAAAGACGATGTATTATCTATTCCGACATTTTATTTATTCAGAAAATGTGGTGAAAAACTTCCATTAATCAATTATGCATACTGGCAGTCAACTCCAAACCAGACACCGTCAAGAAAAGATTCTTCCTATGTTCAGGTTGTCTACAGTGGTGGGAACATGGGTTACGACGATTGCTGCTGGCTTGATCATGGGGTTCGTCCGTTTTTTATCACCGAATCTTAAATCTGTTTATCTTGTCGATAACATTTTGTGGAGACGAAGACAGAACAATGCGCAAGCGTTGTTCGTAAGTCTCCGAAGAACTAAATGCAAGATTGGGGGTCATGTGGAAGTTATTACAAAAGCTATTGATTTGATGCAGTATACATATTCTGTAACTTCAAATAAAAAGAGATATCCTGCGAAATATAGAATGCTTATAGAACGAATCCAGAATGAGTGTATGAATATATATGATTTCTTAATGAGCGCAAATAGAGTACAACTGAATATTGATAGACAAGAAAGATTGGAATTGCAAACAAAATCGATTTCGTCATGTGACAAATTGTCCTGCTATGTTGAATTATCAATGAATATTAACCTTATAGGATCAGATACAGTTGAATATTGGCAGAAAAAGATATGCGATGTTAAGTACATGACAATAGCATGGAGAAGCAAAGATAAAACAAGATAAAATTTTTTTTGGTTGTTTGCTATATGACTTCCTATGTTCAGATTGTCAACAGTAATGGGAACATGAATTACAACGATTGCAACTGGAATAATCATGGAGTTCGTCCGTTCTGGATCGGAAGACGAAATAGAGTAAGAGAAACACTGAAATTAGAGTCCCGATATCAAAAGAGCAAACAACCTTTCCTGTCTAATCAAAGACAGGATAAATACAAAGGTAGAATATATCATGATAAAAGGTAAAACAGATTTTGAAAAGGTATCGGATTTTGAAAATTTATATAAAGCGTATTTGGATTCAAAAGGTGGAAGAGGATTCACAAAAAGCAGAATTAAATTTGAAATATCTGCCCTTGATGGGGTGTACCAGATTAAAAGACTTTTAGAAACAAAGAGATATGAAGTAGATAGATATAACAGATTCAAAGTATATGAACCAAAAGAGAGAATTATAGAAGCAGGAAGTTTTAAAGACAAGATTGTGCAGCACAGTTTGTGTGACAATGTACTTCTTCCTATTTTAAGTAAGGAGTTTATATACACGAATTATGCTGGACAAGTAGGTAAAGGGACATTGTTTGGCTTAGACTGTTTGAAATATCAGATGTATTTAGCATATCAAAAATATGGATATGATTGCTGGATTATCAAAGGAGATATCAAAAAATTTTTTTATAATATTGAGCATGATGTTTTGAAAGATATTGTTTCTTACTTTATATCAGATTCAGATACATATTGGCTGTGCGAGAAATTCATTGATAGCACAAGTGAAAAAGGTCTACCGCTTGGAAATCAAGTTAGTCAGGTATTTGCTTTGTTATATCTCTCTGGTTTTGATCATTTTATAACCGGAGAATTAGGAATTAAATATTACGGGAGATACATGGATGATTTTTACTTAATTGTAGAATCAAAAGATTATGCAAAATTCTGTTTACATGCTGCTGAAGAGTTTACTAAAACATTAGATATTGATCTGAATGAAAAAACTCAGATTATTCCTTTTAAAAATGGAATTAAATTTTGTGGTTTTCACACCTATGTTACAAAAGATGGAAAAGTGATAAGAAAACTTGCAAATGAAAAGAAGAGAAAAGCAAAAAAGAAATATCGAAAAATGGCAAAGATGTTAAGAGAGAATAAGTTATCAAAAGAAAAATTCCTAGAATCTTATGAATCTTGGAAGAATCATATTTCACATGGAAATTGTGTGAAATTCACGTATGAGATGGACAAAATGGTGAATGAAATACTGTTTGGTTGAAATGTCGATTTCATCTGAAAATAAACACAATATATAGTGGTTCTGGTTAGGTACAAATACTACATATTGTATGTATAATTCCTGAGATGGAAGTCATATACGGACAGTCATTGCAAGAAATGAATTGCAATGCGACAACTGTCACTTCGTCAATTATCTCTTAGGATAATGGCGATAATGCTCATGGACGAATTCCCACTTCTGGAGCCGGAACCGCCAATAAGCATCGACATGAACCATATTATATTCAGCATAAAATCATCTCCTGGTTTCATGCAGACGAAAATATATCGCATGAATTTATCTGGATGATTTCTTGTATGTGGTGGTTGTCATAAAACAGTATATAACAAAATTTGAATGAAAGCAAATAGAAAAGGAGAATAAAACTATGACAGTATATGATTTAGTAGCAATTGTGAATTTACTAGAAGACAAAAAACAAAAAGATTATGGGTTTGCTTTATACAAGGAAGAATATGAATTACTTAGAACAGCAAGCTTAGAAAATACACTTGTAGTTGTTAATGCAAGAGGAAAAGATAGGAGAGTATTAGGAAAAGTAAAAGTGATTTTACCTGCGAGTGTATATGGTAAATATCCTACAGCTCAGGTAGTTGGCGTTGTTAATATGGAGGCATATTCAAAACGTAAAGAGGAAGAAGAACGTATTGATAGAATCAAAGAAATAAATCGTTTAATTAATAAGAACAATAGAGAGTTAGTGAATTTAATGACAGAACTAAGAAAATTAGAAGGGTAAAAGGAGAAATAAATAATATGAAATATCCATTCCAGTGCTCTAAATGTGGACACAAAGAAATTATTACAATGTCAATGAAAGAATACGTAGGAGAAGGGCATATGTGTCCTGAATGCGGAGAAGAAATGCAACGAGAAATTGACTCGATGGTCTGTAGAAGTATTGATAAAACAGGAGACTTTTACAGAAGCTTCAATTAACGATTTATAAAAGTTGTGGATTAGTGTAACTGGTAGCACGATGCAGCGTGGCACATAAGTAAAGGTTCGATTCCTTTATCTACAATTCATATGCAGAACAATTTCCTATACATGTTTCATGACTCCAATAAAATAAGATACATAAAGTTCTGCATATGATTTTTCATTGGTGTTTATAATCAAATATCACCTAAAGTAAATCAAATATTTAGAAACTGTAAACGTTGATTCAACAAACTATTTCATTTGTCGCTATTTGAAAATGTTTGTGAGCTGCATGTGATATAAGATTGTAAATACCGATGTGATTAATATTAAAAGAGGTAAGTCAAATGAGCAGTTGGACATATGTACATGGAACAATTGTTGTTTCTCCTCTAGGTAGGACACAACATGAAAAGAGATATATTCTTGAAACCGCACTCGATCATCTTCCTGTCGTAACAGGGTCAGAAAGAGATATGGAAGTATATGTGATTCAAAAAAGAGGACATAATTGTTCAAGTTTTTCTGACGAATTTCTTGAGAGAACAAATAATTTGAGAGATAGATATGGAGACAGAAATCGGAAACGAGGGTTCTTACGAACGCAAGACGAATATATTCTCGTTGTTGATGGATCACTACGTGATAGAGAGTTTAAAGATACATTTCAAGAATTTATGAAATGGATTTGTAGATTGTCAAAACGAGTTATTGTATACGATGTAAATGTAAAAATTTGGGGATTTGATAAGCAATATTTTATCAATAATCCAGATCAGTTTTCTGATATGTATGAGTACAAAGATAATTGGTGTAATTACTTAATGTGGGAATATGATAGAAATGAAGAAGGAAGTTTATTAAGTGGAAAGCCAGGGAAGAAAAGATGAGAAAACCTAAAGTAGAAAATAAATACAACTTAACAATGAAGAAAATCCAAAAACTCAAAATTGGTGATGAGTACAAAATTAAGAAACCTTTATTTTGGAGAAATAATATTATTAATGCATGGTGTATTAATGGAACTGTTGGAACGTATCAGGATATAAAGTACTGTACATATAATGAATTTTGGATAGGGATATATGATAAACCATATTGCAATAGTAGAATTCGTGCTTATTGTAATTGTTGGGGAGGAATGGGTACTTATAAATTTGACAAGTTTTTTAGACCTGAAGATATTGAGTGTGAAAATGATTTAAAAGTACAGGAAGAGTTGTTAAAAACAATAAATAATTTGATTGATGAAGGGATTTTGGTGATGGAAGATGGACGGAACAGTTAAACAATTTTTAAAAAATAATCCGTCAGTGATAGTTTCAATACGATATTATCCATTTAATGACGAATTTGAAGTAAGATTGAGCAATTATCATACAAATAAACATGCATATATGATATTTCGTGATATAAATGAAATTTCATTAGATAAAATGGTTTGGATTGTTAGTAATAGATTTAGAGAAGAATTGTTGGAGTGATTATAAATATGAACGAGAAGAAAGTTAGAGAAGCGATAGGAAGGCTCCAAGTTGGGATTAATGCGAAAAGAGAAATGATAAAGCATAATAAAGCATTTTTCCAGAAACAAGATAACAGTTATTTGGAAAGTGATATTGAGGTTTATTGTGCAGCAATCGAAGCATTGGAAAAGCAGTTACCAAAGAAAACTATAGATAAGAGTTGTGTGAAAGATAATGATACTATTTACGGATATGTTGGTATATGCCCTAGTTGTAACGGTATTGTTGACGATAGTATGATTGTTTGTGATTGTACACAAGTACTTGACTGGTCGGAATAATATTCAAGTTCCCTGCGAGTAATCGTGGGAGAGCGGAAAGGTGGAAGAAATTGAAGAACCCAAAGAAATGCCCGTTTTGTGATTCCGACAGTGGATATTACATGCTGGAAAGAGTGCATAGAGCTTTATTGTTTAATTTTGACGGTGATCCGATCGGAGGAACGGAAGATGTGACAGACTACGCGGGGCGTAGAAAACGATGTATGAACTGTCACAAGATACTCCCCAAAAAATTGTTTGAGGAAGTGATGGAAAAGTAAATTATTATTCCAAGTTTCAGAAGAGCATTTGGAAAAATATTTTGAACCCTTGGAGGTGGAGTGATGAAAACAATAATTTACACAGTAGATGACGAAGAACCAGATTGCAATAGATGTGATCATTGTTGCGGCGAAGATTATTATTGTATCAAACAATGTGGAGCAGAACATGGGTGGAACGGATACGAAAGGTTAGAGAGAATTGAAAGTGATGAGGAGTAACCATGTGGAAAATATTTATTGAGTATGACGATAAGAGTAAAATTACATTAACAGGAAAACACAAAGATATTCCGCTAAGGCTTGCATTAAAATATAACCTACTGTATGCAAATTCCCAAAGCTGCATAGGTGCAAAATATCAACGATATCCAAAAAAGAATTATCCTGAAATGAGCTTAATGGATAAAATCGAGGAGCTGGAAATGATAGAGAGCGAGTTGGAGGTGGAATAGATGGATCTAAAAATGGAATATTTAGGAATGGACACTATGACTTACAATTATCTTCTTCGTGCAGGCGCAAGATCAATATTAGATGTATGTGATATTTTAAATGGCAAGAGAGCAATGCAGAGAAAAATTCCAGAATACGTTTTGAGAAAAGCGAAGGAATATGTTGAGACACAAGAAAGTATTTTGGGAGTCCGGTTGTTGGGAGAAGAGTAATGAAGTATAACAGACAAAAGTTTTGCGATTGTAGCGACAAAGAAAAGTTGCGAATTGTAAAGGAAGAATTAGCACTTGAAACACATGACAGAACTACGAAAGATGATTTATTGATGCTGCTTGATTGGACGTATAACAGATTAATAAAAGGTGATTTGGAGGTGGAGTGATGAAGATATATGATAAATCAGAATTAACGGGATTCTTCGAAGTAAAACCTACAGCTCAACCGCTCGCCGAAACAAAAGAGAATGTATATATTGGAGATATTTTAAGGATTGATTGTAAATTATATAGTGTTTGTATGGTGGCAGCGAGAAGTAGATATGCTGTTGTGAATAAACTTAATATCATAGAATTTCCTGATAATCCGAAAGAACAGGTAGGAACAAATGAAATTGTATGTCCTTATTGTCTTGAACAAACAGAAGGATTCGAAATGGATGATAGTGATGATGATTACGAATGTCCTTGCTGTGGTAGTCGTTTTTCATATCAAAGGGAAGTGATAGTTGCATATAATTCTCAACCGATTTCAAAGAATGAAAATATTTTGGAGATGGAATAAATGAAATACAAAATAGGTCAAATCCTAACATCAAATTGTGATATAGAAGTAGAGAAGATGTTTGGAGAAAAAGTAATTATTCCAAAAGGGAATAAAATAATTATTGGAGCTGACGAATTTGCACATCATTTAAAAGATGGAATGATTCAACCTTTACAGAAAGATACTATTGTCGAAGAATATGATACAGAGGGAATAGCAGAATACTTAATGAAAAAACTGTCTGAAGTATTTCCATTAGAAGAAATGCTTGAAGATTATGGTATTGAAAAAGAAGAATTTGAAGAAGAAATTGGTTTTTTCTTAGATGATATAGGATTTTAGGAGAGTGGAATAATGGAGAACGTACTAGAGAAGATTTTGGAAGAAATAAAGCAATATACAGAAGATGTATACGAATGCGATCTTGACGATATCGTTGAGTATCAAAGAAGAAACAGAGAGGATAACTGTACATATATTGTACAAGGAATTGAAGAAGCAACAGAGTTTATCCGTTCACACATGGACGAAATAAGAACATTAAAGAAGAAGCCAGTATGGGAAATGGATGTTATGCATCACGAATCTTATGATTTGGGAAGAAATGTTGGGTGGAATGAATGTTTAGAAACTATGCAGCGAAATACAAATAATAGTTGGATTCCGGTAGAGGAGAGGTTGCCGGAAGAAAAAGGATGGTATCAATGTACATGTTCTGACAAGGAGATCTGGAATGATGATATAGTTAGAGATCTATATTATTACCCAGGAATAAAAGAATTTGTAGATAATATCAGATATGAAAATAATGGGTTAAAAAATATTGAAAAATATGTTTGGACGAAATATGTAACAGCGTGGCAGCAACCCAAACCATATAAAGCAAAGGAAAAATAGTAATGTTAGAAGATACGAAACAACAGTTGCAAATTGTTCTTGATTTGCTGAGAAAATCATTGATAGATAATGGAGTTTCTATGGGAATATCAGGAAATAAAATTATGTTTTTTGATACAAAGAAATATTTATTAACAGGAAAGTTTGATGGATTTTCTGTAAATATTGATAACTTAGTTAAATAATGAAAGCAGAATTTCAAACGTAGAAAGAGAGAACTAATATATGAAGAAAGACAATGTAAAAACAGTCACAATTAGATGTGACGATAATGCAGAAGCAGTTGTATTTTCTAAGTATACAATGAAAAATTCAACTGATTTTGAAATCTCTTTTGAGGATTCATATTGCGGTGGAGATTTTAAAGGAGTTATTGGAAGATTTAAAAGAGCATGGATGGCGTTCTGGAATAAGCCGGTGATTTATAATGGAATTTATTGTGGCGGCGAAGGAAGGGATAGAGTAAGAAATTTTCTGAAGGAATGCTTGGAATTGGTAGAAGGAGAATAGGGGATATGAAAACGATCTATATTGCAGATGATGGCAAGCAATTTGAGGATGAATATGAATGTAGAACCTGTGCTAATTACAATCCATTAAGGATGTTGTATGAAAAAGAAAAGAATGGTGTTCAGTTAGGCGTTCCGATTGAAGTAGTACCACTTGTATATGAAGGAACTGATAAATCAAAAATCCAAGAATTATTAGATAAAGATGATAATGATGGTTGAGAAGGCTTGATGCTTAATAAGGATACTAAGTGGAAGTACAAGCGTAATAATGGATTCTTGAAAGTAAAATCATGGAAACATGCAGATTTACTTTGTACTGGCGTTATTGAGAGAGAAGGCAAAAATAAAGGAACTTTTGGGTCAATTGAATGTGATTATAAGGGATTCAAATTATGAGTACATGGCTTTACTGATGAAATGAGAGATTATTATTGGAATAATCCAAATGGGATTATTGGTAAGATTGCACAGATTAAATATAAGGGCGAAACAAAGAATAAGCAAGATGGCATATCTGGACAGTTTCCAGGTTTCCAGTGTATTAGACATGATAAGACAGAGCCTAGCTATTACTAGACTTTAGCCTTAAATCATCGGTTTTATTGTGGTTTTTGAAAGTAGGTGAATGTATGAACGAAATGTTGAAACTTTGTATAGGACAAGGTTATGTGCCAGCAGATTGTAAATTAGATGGCATGTTGGTTTGGTTATTAATCAATGAAGGTAAAAATCCTTGTGACGGATGTAACGCAAATTGTGTGCATAGAAGATGTTCTCACTGTGTCAAAAACGAATATGACAACTATAGAAAAGAAAAATTAGAACATAGAGAACGAATTGAAAAGAGGAAATCATTAGGCACTAATTCAGAAGCAATTATATATGTTGATACTGATTACGACAGTGCATTAATAATGGCTATTGAGCCAAATAGTGAAAAGGGGTATTCGCTTAGATGTAAAGGAGCAGACGAAGCATCTCATTACATAGAAATTATGTGTAGTAAACACAAAGCAAGGCAAGTGATAATACCGTTAAATGGTTGGGGAGTAGCAATATATGATTGTTTAAAAATAAGAAATTTGAAAGATATAGATATTGTTCCACTTAGATGCATAGGCGAAAAACTCAATAATTGGAGGTAAAACAAATGACAACGGTTGAGAAGATAGATTACATGATTCAGTCTTTGAAGTTGGCAAAAAGACTTCTGCGAAGCAGTGTTAAGGAAATGGTTAGAAAATGTTTTAAATATAAAAGATTAGTTTTATAGGAGATGATCAAGAATGGTTGATTTAGGTATTACAGAAAATGATTTTCATACAGAATGGTATTATTTAACAGGCAGGGAAAATCAGTTATTAAAAGAGTTGTCAGAATGCGTTGGCGATAAAGAAATTATCGTAGTAGCAAGAGAATTGAAAAAAGTGGTATCTGAACTTCAAACAAAATACGGAGAATCGGATGAAAAGAAATATAAATATGGAGTTTGTTTATCAGCGGAAGATTATTCTGATGGTTATGTAAGGTTGACAAGAAGAGAAGCTGAAATTGTTTTTTATGCGACAAGCGAATGTAATTGGGAAGATGCACATTCGAACCCTTATAGTGGTTCATTTTACATTGATTTGGATAATCCTGTTGAGATTGACGAAAAGGGGATGTAAATTATGGATAACAGCAATTTAGCAAAAAGAATGAAACAATATGAAAGTGTTTCAAAATCAACATTGATAAGACGTATGCCAGTGATCATCAGGCTTGACGGTAGAAGTTTTCATACATTTACAAAAGGGTTTAAAAGACCATTCGATGATGTATTAGTAAAAACAATGCAAGAGACAATGAAATACCTTTGTGAAAATATTCAAGGATGTGTATTAGGTTATACGCAGTCTGATGAAATTACACTTGTGTTAGTAGATTATAAGAACTTAGATTCTCAACCTTGGTTTGATGATGAAGTGCAGAAGATATGTAGTATTGCAGCAAGTATGGCAACTATGGCTTTTAATAAAAATTTTGAACTTTTTTCTTTAACGATGCGATTAAAAGACTCTGTAGAAAGTAATAAACTTGGTGCAGTATATAAACAAGCAATGAATAAAGGTGCAATGTTTGATGCAAGATGTTTCAATATTCCAAAAGAAGAAGTAACTAATAATATTTACTGGAGACAACTTGATGCAACGAGAAATTCTATTCAAATGGTAGGACAAGCTAATTTTTCACATAAAGAATTACAGAATAAATCGTGCAATCAAATTCAAGACATGTTATTTACACAAAAAGGAATTAACTGGAATGATATTTCTACATATTTAAAAAGAGGAAGTTGCTGCATTAGAGAAAATTATATTTTTGAAAATTCAAACCCAAATGGTGAGACGTGTGTAGAACGAAGTCGTTGGATAATCGACAAAGAAATCCCTATTTTTAAGGGTGAGAATAGAGAATATATTAATAGATTGGTATATGTAGGAGAATAAAACTGTGATTTCAAAAGAAGAAATAATGAAGAAAAAAGACAGGTATAAACTACTTTTACATGCAAAAGATCAGTATTCAAAGGATTTTAATCGTGACTATGAGTTTAAGCATTTATCAAAAAATACATTACATAAATTACTAAAGCAATACAAGCATTCGTGTATGGCTGAATGGAGCTATTGTTGCTATGGATTGTATCAAAATTGTTGGCAGGAACCATATTTTGAAGGAAATTGGGATATGTCTCAGGAAAGAGTTGACGACGTGATCAGATATGTTATTGATAAAACTGCTAAGATCTGCAGAAAAGATAGCAGAATCTTGTATTGCAAAGATAATAATGAGATAAACATTGTAATTGTGGCAAGAGATGTATGCAAAAATGATTACTTGATTACATTTACAAATGAGGAAATGGAATGATGAATGTAATTGTTTTAAGTAAAAGAGAGCCGAATATAATTGATGTAGAATACTGGTGCGAAATTACGGAATATCTGGATGAATACATTAGGAAAAATTATGGTAAGTTTAATCATTATTTTAGATGTTACATATATGACTGCAGAAGCTGGTGCAATAATACAATAGCGATTCGTATGCCAGGATCAACAATTGGATGCATTCAGTTTGACGACGAAAATGTAATTACAGAATGTTGTATTTATGATGATGTAATATCTAAGAGTAGATGTTTTTCTGAAGACATCAATGAACGACTAAAACGGTTTGTTGGAAGAACATTGAAATTTCAAGAAGAATAGAGGTGAAAAAGTGAATTATTATATTAGTGATTTACATTTATTTCATAAGAATGTGACGAATGAAGGTTCTAATTTTGACAATAGACCATTTGATACATTGGAAGAAATGCATAAAGTGATTAAGGAAAATTGGAATTCGAAAATTACTAATGCGGATCATGTCTATATTTTAGGAGATTTGGCATGGAAGGAAAACGAAGATGCGATTAAACTTGTTAGTACATTGCGTGGTAATAAACATCTAATTCTTGGCAATCACGATAAAGCAACAGATCAAAGATATAAACAGTTATTTGTAGAAATAGCAAATTATAAAGAAGCGAAAGATATGATTGACGGAAAAGAGCATCATGTCGTAATGTCTCACTTTCCATTGGCTTTTTGGAATCATCAGCATCATTACAGAAGAGATGGAAAAGAGCATAAAGTGTGGTCTGTTCACTTATATGGGCACGTACATAATTCTATGGAAGAAGATTATTATCAAGAGTATATCAAAAAACTAAACAGTGAATATGAAATTAAGTGCGTAGCAAAAAATGTAGGGTGTATGTTGTGGAATTATACACCAGTAACATTGAAAGAAATTTTAGGCAGTAAAGGAGAATAAATTTATGAGAGCAATGCTAAGTCAACCAATGGCAGGAAAAACAGATGAAGAAATTGTAAATACAAGAGAAAAGGCAATTGAATATCTAAGAGATAGAGGATATGAAGTTGTGAATACTTTGTTTACAGACGAATGGTATTCAAAACAAGTGAATGAATGTAATATTACAAATAGAGGACTCTTCTTTTTAGCAAAATCTTTAGAGCAGATGTCGTTATGTAATATTGTTTATTTTTGCAAAGGGTGGGAAGATTACAGAGAATGTCGTATTGAACACGCTGCAGCAATCTCTTATGGATTGGATATTATTTACGAGGAGTAATTTTAATGGGTAGTTTTGAAATACATGGAATTCAAAATGTAAGCTTTGTAGATCTTAAAACTGGAAAGAAGATAAATATAGAAAATGCAGAAGTATCGACATTGAGCGAAAGCAAGGATGTTAATGAGCGGAAACCTACTGGTAAGCTGGATATTTCTAAAACACCACATTTTACATGTGAACTTACATATCTAAATAGGAAGGAACTCTTTTGGGCATTATATGGAATCACAAATAACTACAGAAGATTACATGGTGGACATGCATTGAGAGAAACAACCAGAAGAAGATACATAATGAAACATAAAAAATGAATAAAAAAGACACACATCTCCGCGACCAAACTTTGATGTGTGTCTGTAAACACAAATACACTGAATAATTTGGAATCCAATGCATTTATTATATTACATATCTTTACATGTTTAGTCAAGCATGGATTTCCAAATTAAGAAAATTGAATATAGATAGGAGTGATTATTATCGGAGAGTACAAGCCAATTAATTTTACATATTATGATCCGAGAACCAGCATTTTTAAATCTGGGAAAAGTGACAGAGAAAGTATTTCTGTTTATAAGTGTAATAATTGCGAAAATTGCGATGCTTATAAGCGTAAATGTTGTGTGATGCTAAATTGGAGGCATAGTTGTCCTTACGGCACAATTGAAAAGAAAGAAGGTTTTACAAAAGCAGCACGTAAATGCGGATATTTAGTAAGTGAATATAAGGGAAAATACGGAGATGTTGAATATGCGTTAAAATCATTAAATTTTGTATGTGAAATTGGAGATTATGTTTTTCTTGGATTGCCGCATCTTAATGGATATAATAATCCAATTCGAAATAGTGATTTCTTTGTAGATGATGACATGATTAAAAAAGATGAATTTACACCTGAATTCGTTGTAGAGCTTATTAAATATAAACCATATGCGCTCATGGGTGGAGTAATTTCTTCTTATCAGAAAGAATATGTTCCAAAGTTTTGTGATCAACTAAAAAGACTTATGCCTGACATATATAGAAAAGTATGTGAAATCTATCCGGAAATTGAACAGATAGTGGAGAATATTGATTATATAGACAAGATGGCAAAATTAATGACACTTCTTCCTGGGAAAGTTAAATTATCCACAGATATTCTTGAGTGGGATGGTGAATTATTACATGGGAAAGGAAAACAAATTTCTTTTTGGAAACTAAATGATGAGGAAGTGATTATTTTTCCAAATAAAAACACGATAGTAACAATTTGTGATAATTCAACGGTGACTGAAGAGACAGAATTTATTGAATAGAAGGTGTAAAAAGTGAAACATAAAGTTGGAGATAAAGTAAAGATCCGTAGAGATTTGCAGGTTGGAAAAATATATAATGGTGTTGCAGTTGTTGAAGAAATGGTCGAGCTTGCAGGGAAAACTGCAACAATAGAATGTGTTAATGAAGACTGCTATGGAGATATTAATTACTATTTAGAAGAGGATAAAGACGGTTGGTATTGGACGGAATTAATGTTTGATTATGCCGTAACAAATGCAGACAGAATCAGAAATATGAGTGATGAAAAACTGGCTGATTTTTTAAGAAAGGTAACACTTGGTGCTGCATCTTGTGAGACATGGATAGAGTGGTTGACAAGTAAAAAATGGAAATAATAAGATAGAAATTCGTAATTTATATGAAATTTTAATGGTGTAAAAGTTTATGGAAATAAGAAAACATAAAGTAGATAATGTATGGATTTTTGGTGAATATGATTTCTATGTTGATAACAAATTAGTTGCACAACTCAGAAATCAATTGGTTGGAACAGATTATGTTTATCTGTATTTTCTTCCAGATCTATATAATTGTACCGATAGAACAAGGATTAATTTGAGGTATATGACTTATAACGAAGTCATTAAAAAGGCAACTAATATTGTAGTAAAAAAATTATATTTGATTACTACAAATGTATTATCGGAAATAAAAAAGGTTGAAATAATCGAGGAATAATTGTTACGAATAAATTATCAAATAAGGAAGAATGGAGCTAGACTGGTGTATATATGATGGAGAATAAAACAAATGAAAACTGGATTTCAAACAGACTGGAGGAACAAAAGTGAAACCAAAACTAGGTAGAAAAGTATACTGCATTTATGAAACAGGAATTATGGTCGATCGTGTTGGCTATGTTGGAAAAGATAGTTTTATAGTTGAAAGTTATGGATTATCGACAGTACCGAGTAGTTGGGAATGGAACTATGATATGTATGGAAAACGATGGTTTACAAACTTATCAGAAGCTAAAAAGGTGTTGATCGATATCTATAAAGAAAGATATGAAAACAAATTAAAAATAGTGAAGATTGCAGATGATTGGTATGCGCTTGAGTTTTGTTAATATGGGAGAAGGTGGTATAGAAAATGAATAAAGATTGGAATTCAATTAAGAGGGTTGGGCTTCCAGAATTAGAAGAGGTTACAACAACTAATTTTAGTTCTGTATATAAAAGCAAAGAAGTTCTAATTCAAACCAAACGAGGTGAGCGGTTTGTAGCATATTGCAGAAAAGAAGTGTATGCGAACAAGAAATGGAAAGATGAAGTTTATTGGTTTTCACATGGAACAGGTGGAAGAAAAATGAAGGTGATGAGTACAGTTGTTGCTTGGATGGAATTACCTGAGAAATATGAAGGAGAATAAGAAATGATTAAAGAATTTTGCTTGGCATGGGAGAAAAATAAAGGAAAACTTGAGGAATATTTTAGAAATACAAAACAGGAAAAATACAATGTGTACAGAAATTTAGTTGAGCTGCTATTTGATATTGTTATTAATCCTGAATTTGGAGGTTGGAATACTAACAAATTTGATACAAAAAATATTTTGACAATTGATGACGGAGATTATCAAGGAACAGAAATTTTTATTTTGCATAAGGATGTGTACCAGCCAGATATCGAAGATTATGTATATACAAATACATATTATGGTTCATGCAGCGGTTGTGATACTTTGTTATCAATTAACGAATACGAAGATGGATTACCAAGTGAGTCTCAGGTTAATGATTACATGGATCTATGTTTACATCTTTTACAGAGATGTCATTATATGATTGACGAGGAGAAATAAAGATTATATGAACACTGAATTTAATGAAGAAAAAGAGATTGAATTGATTAACAGTATTATACGAGAAGCTATTGTACATGGTTCTGATGAAGGAGGAGCATATGAAATTAATGAAGATGGTCTTAGAGAATCAGTTTCAGAATGGCTTGAGTATCATGATTTGTCTGAAAAATATACATTAAGAGAATTTAGCGACGGATGGAATGTTATGAAACTTTGTAGAAATTTTGAAACATTGACGGATATTAAAAATATGACAGATTTAAGGAAATGGGAACTATGGGTAAAATCTTTTGGAATTAAATGTAGAATAGAAAATAATGATGCTCTTTCTTATAAATACTTATATGTGAACGGCATAAATTATTTGGTAAAAATTGTTTTTGATGGTGCAACAGAAATGTTCAAATATATCGACCAAGAAAATTATTAAATAGAAATTAAATCAGAAAGGATAAAAAGAATAGGTAGATATGACGTTTGAAAAATTACAGCAAATTATAGAAGAAAATAATATTCCAGATGACGCTCAGTTACAATGTTATAGTGAACGGGAATGTCACGAAATAGAGATGGATGGACTTTATTATGATTCTGAAGAAAATAGATTGATTTTTACACGACAGGGAACCGTGTATGATAGATGTTTTCAAGAAGAGTTTTGTATCTTAAACGGGCGTAATAAAAGATGTAAAAATTGCAAACATTTATTATATTCAGATTGCGATTTACCAGGAAGAAGGATTCTTGGTGATTATATTAATGACAGAGAAATAGAAATTAACGACACATCGGATTGTAAGGATTTTGATTGTTAGTAATGAAATGTCTGTTTCATGTAAAGGAGTAGAAAATGAAAATAGAGAAAAATAAACTTGTAAAAGTGAATTATAGTAGCGAAGAATTTATCGGGAACCTTTTTATAAAAAATGTAGAAGGATTAATTTTAGATACAATAAGAGTTTATGGATATATGCACAATGAAAGAAATAAAATGGAAGAATGTCCATATAGCATAGACAAAAATGATATCAATATTATAACTACTATTACTCCAGGAGGACATTATGATAGATACATTTTAAAAGCAATGCGAGTAATTAATGCAGATGTAGTTAGAATTGATGCAGATGATTATTTAGACATTGGAGCAGATATGAACGGTAATTATGAGTTCGTTTTGAATAGAGAAAATATTGAAGTTTGATTTATGAAAATTATTAAACAAGGTGATTATATAACAGCTAATAGAATTATTAAATTTTCATGCCAAAATTGTGGTTGTGTATTTGAAGCGGGCAAGAATGAATATGCAGAATATTATGAATGCAAAAATAAAGTGCGTAAAGTACGCGCCATAATATTTTGTCCATGTTGTGGAAGAATGGTACATGGTTCATATAACAAAAAGTAATATATAATATATCAACATTATGTTGATGAAGATATGAATTTAAAAGGAGCGTACACATGAATAGTTTTGAAAATATTTTTGGAGATTACTTTGATGCATACAAAACTACATCCAGATATATGGATGATTCTAAGATGGAAATTATGTTTCGTCGTCAGGAATTTGAAAAGAATTTAGATGATATGTGGGCTAACTATAGCAAGGGTATAGTTGTGCAATTGGTTAATTATAATAAGCAGCTTGAGAGTATTAAGAGTTGTGGTTTAAAAGTATTAAGGAATTCATCTGGACAACATAAGATCATTGTTCCGAAATAAAATACAATTTTTATTTTAGGTGGTGAGAAAAATTAAAGTATATAAAGATAAACAATATCTTGTTTTTGAATATGATGGAAAAATTGTTAAATATGATTTAGCAAATAAAGTAGGTATTGGTTTAAAGGGTAAACCAGTAAAAGGTTTGCAGCGACAACTTAAAGATATAAAGATTAAAGATATTATTGAATCATGTGAAGACAAAAACTACTCAGAGTTTTTAAAATACATATATAAAAAATATAGTAAATATATATGCAATTCTGGAACATTTCTTTCTATGATTAATGAAAACAAGCATTTAGAACAATTATTTTCTTCCGGTTTAAAAGCAAGTCAAATACCATATAAGTTTGATTATTCATTAAATGATATTCCAAAGTCACTTATTAAAATTGCAAAAGAACGAGAAATAGAATTATCAGAATCATTAGTTAAGTATTGGAAACATAATATTGATGCTCATTATATTGCGTTCCAAACAGAGTTTATTTCATTGACTGATAAAAATCTAATTGAACTTTTTACATATGAAAAAAATTTTGGAGATTATAGAATTCCAAACTATCAATCCGTATTTAATTATTTGATTGATGTATATAATTACAACCCCAAATCTCTTCTTATGTACATTGATTCACTAATAACATATGAAGCAATAGATAGTATTGGATATATAGCAAGAGAACTTTATGATTATGTGAAAATGATGAGTACGATCAGTAGTAAATTTGATAAATATCCAAGAAATTTTTTGACAACGCATAAAATTGCCTGTAGAAACTACAATCGTTTAAAGCAGGAGTTTTCAGAAGAACTGTTTAAGAAAAGAATCAGAACAGATTATGAGTGCGTATATAAAGGATATCAATTTGTATATCCAAAATCTATACAAGAAATTAAAGACGAAGCTGTTCAACAACATAATTGCGTTGCTTCTTATATTGATGATGTTATCAATGGGAAATGTCATATTCTATTTTTGAGAAAAAGAGATAGTTTAGATAAGAGTTTGGTAACTATTGAAGTAAATACATATACAGAAACTATTGTACAAGCCAAAGGAAAGTTTAATAGAGATACAACAGAAGAAGAGAATAAAGTAATAGAAGCATGGAATAAAAAGTTTTCAATTAAAAGAGAGGAGATGGCGGCATGATTAAAGGAGATAAGATAAAACTGGTAAAAAAGATGGGAATGTTTGATAACATTGGAGAAATCTGTGAAGTTATTAATGTAGATGAAAATGGAGTTATTAGTTTTAGGTTCGGTATAAATGGAATACATTTAGGATGTATGTCTTATAACGAATTTGAAAAATATTTTGAATTAGTTCAGGAGACAAAACGTGAATGGAGTTCTTGGAAAACTGAAAGATTGTTTTATGAGAATTTAAATGGAGATCATATTTCAACAACTATTTATTACAGACATAATGGTAAAAAAATTAGAGTTAAAGGTCTTTGTGAAGATGGCACATTTGTTAGTGCAGAATCATCTTGTCATAGTGAAGATAAATTCAATTTAGACAGAGGACTAAAATTAGCAGAATATAGATTAGTAGTTAAATTATTACAAAAAGAAGTAGAAGATTTTGCAAAGACAATGTAAAGAATTGTTTTGGTTTTGAGCTATTAAAATGGTAGAAATTTTAGCAGAAACAGAATATCAGGATTTATATAGGATTACAGATGGTGTGTTGCTTGTTGTAAATAAATTTAAACCGATTGATTATGGGGAAGACAAGTATGTTTCGCTGTATGATCCAAAGGTTAAATCGTATAACAAAGGATGTCAGAAACGATTAAAAATTCTAAAAGAAGATTATTATAAACAGTACGATGATATAACAGTACCTAAAGGAACTGTATTGTATTATGAAAGACCTGTTGAATTGGCGGATAAATCTGAATGGAATTATCAAGTTAAGACAACAGGCGAATCATTAAGTGGTGATTTTGATGAAGTTACAGAATTACTAAATGAAATTCTGAAAAAGATAAATAGCAACAGAGAATAATTTTTTGACGGTCATGAACGTCGATTGAAATATATTTTTCATTTGAATGAGATCAGTTGCAAATGGTCTTATTACATAGATATTTAAGAAAGGATAAATGAGCAATCCTAGGTAGAATGTGTGTACACACCTCTTATATAGAGGTAAATGGTAGAAAATAAAGATAAAAAATATAATTCAGATAAACATTGGGAACTTGTAAATTTTTGTGAATTTGATAAGTATGCAACAAAAAGCTACTGTGCAATTCACGATGTAGATGAAAGTAAAAATCTTGGTGATATCACAAAGGTCGATGAAACTGAATTAGATGATTTTAATATGATTTGTGGAGGATCACCGTGCCAGGATTTCAGCGTGGCAGGAAAACAAAAGGGGTCTGTATGGACTTGTAAAGATTGTGGACATGAATATAATCCATTAACAGTTCATTGGAGTAAAAGAGATTGTTGTCCGAATTGTAAAAGCGAAAATATTGAAAAAACAAGATCATCTCTTCTTGTAGAATATTTACGAGTAGTTAGAGCAAATAAACCTAATTTTGGAATTTATGAGAATGTAAAAAATATTGTTGGGAAACAGTTTAAAGATACAACTTTTAAATTATTTACTGATGAATTAGAGGAATATGGATATAACGTATATTGGAAGGTTTTGAATGCTAAAAATTATGGAATTCCACAGAACAGAGAACGTGTATATCTATTATTTATTAAAAAGGATTTGGATAATGGTAAGTTTGAATTTCCGGAACCTTTTGATAATGGTCTGAGATTGAAAGATTTATTAGAAGATAAAGTTGATGAGAAGTTTTATATTTCTGATGAGAAAGTTAATAGATTTATTACAAATTTAAATGACAAAAATTCTTTATTATATGATCCATGCCAAGTAAAAAGAGAAGGAAAGAGCAGAGAATATTCTGAATATGCACCAACATTAACTTCGAGAGATTATAAAGATCCAAGATTAGTAAATGAAAATGTTGTAAGACAAGTTGGAAATATTTCCGATTGTAATGGAGCATGGGACAATCCGCAAGTAGGGAGAGTTTATGATGTAAGTGGTTGCAGTCCAACATTGAATACATGCAGTGGTGGTGGTCATGAACCGAAGGTTATTACAGGAATTGATAAGTCATATAACAATCCAAAATTCATTGAAACAGCTAATTGTATTACTTCACGAGAAGATCGTGGTGTTTCAAATAGGGAATCCGAAGGTACAGCAGTTTTAGAAACTCCAAATATTAGTTATTGTTTGGATTCTAACTATTACAAAGGAACAACAATAGAACAATATATGAATAAACATCGTAGACAATTGATAGTCGAAAATAATAAAGTTGCAATCAGACAAGCCACTAAGCAAGGTTATATCGAATGTGAAGTAGGTGGAGTTGCAGATTTGTCTTATCCAGACAGTAAAACTAGAAGAGGCCGAGTACAGGATAATGGGAATACATGTCCGACAATTACTGCAACAGAAACAGGCATTTGTAGAATTGAGCCTAAAGAAAGATTTTTTAAACAAGCACTTGAAACTTTAAATGAAAATGATTGTAACTCTGGAGATACAATTAATGCATTTAATAAACATGTAGATAAAAGTGGGTATTCTCCTACATTAACAACAAGACCAGAAGGATTTAAAACAGCAATTCTACCAGTTACAGATGATATTAGAATTCGTAAGCTAACTCCAAAAGAGTGTTTCAGGCTCATGGGATTTTCTGATGAAAATTTCGATGCAGCACAGAAAGCAGGAGTTTCAAATAGTCAATTATATAAACAGGCAGGTAATTCAATTGTGGTAGATGTTCTTTATTACATATATGTAGAGTTATATAAAGCTATGCCTTATTTGTTTGATGATCTGAAATTAAGTAGTTTCTTTTCAGGAATTGGCGCTTTTGAGATTGCGCTTGATAAATTATATAAAGGTATCAATTCCGGAAATTTTATCAATCCACAGACAGAGTAAAATCTGTTTGTGGGAAAGAATATTTCTGTCTGAAGTATCAGAGAACTGAATATGCAAAAAAGATTAGAAAAGAATACGAAACAGGTAAAATAAAAGAACGTAGATGCAATATGAGAGAATATACATTTAGGACAGATGGATGTAGCAATACAATAACAACAGTTCAAAAAGATAATTATATTGCAGAGATAAATAATTGAAACTCACGTTTCAAATGGAGAAATAAAATGAAAACAAGATTGATTGATGCAGATAAGTTGGTTGATTCGTTAAGAGCAAGTATGAATCATGGACGCGAAACATTTCCAGTAGATCTTATTGTTGAAGCGATTGATGAGCAACCAACTATTAAATATATAGAACAAATATCCAGAGATGATATAGAGGATATATGTTTTAAATTAACATGTTATTACATAGCAACAACAGAACTATATGATAGATCATTGACTGATGAAAGAAGAGTAGAAGACAATACTGAGGCGTTTACATATTCAGATCCTAGAATCAGACGACTGTCTAATAAAAACGCTATTCTTACATATAAAATGATACAAACAATTGCAGAGTATAAATTTGGAATATCACGACTTGTCTTTAATAGAAGCTATAAAGAACAATTGAAAAGATGTGGCAATTTATCCGCACAGTGGTGGATAGATAAATATAATTTTCTCTGTGAAAATGGTGAAATGGATTTTATTGAGGAGTGTTTATGAGCGATAAAAGCATGTCTGAATACTTTAGTAAAATGCGAAGAGAAAGATATGAAGAGCAAAATTGCGAAAATAAAAATACTAAAAAAGAACAACTTATACAAGCGTTAGTAAAAGAATTAGGTTCATCAAAGGACAGAGAAAAGAGAATCAGAAGAATTGTAAATAAATATTTGTGAAGATGAGGTTATTATGAGGTGAAAATTATGAGTCAGTGGACACATGTAAATGCAATTTTTAGATTAGATAGTATTGGTAAAATACCAGATGAAGAAATTATTAATATTTTTGGAAAACAAGTTGATTACAGGGATATGAGCAATATTGAATATGATGAGAATTATGAAGTAAAAGATAAAGATAAATATCTTCCAATGGGATCAGAAGGAACATTGGAAATGAGTATTTGGCATAATCCGGACAAATCATGTATGGCTTCAACAACTGTGTCAGTATTTGGTGATTTGAGAAATTATGGAAGCTTTGATGAAATTGAGAAATGGTTTAATAAGTGCTGTAATAGATTTTTTGTAAGACAAGCAGTTTGCCAAGTTGAAGTCGAAGGAATTGGAATAAAGATATTTCAAAATAAGTAATGGAGATGTAGTAAAACAATGAACGAGGATTTTAAAAAAATGTTTGATAAAAAATGGGCTGTTGTTGGATTTGATTATTATAGAGCAATTGATATTATGTCAGAAATTGAAAAAGTATGTAGTAAAACTGTTTCTAAAAGAATCAAGAGTAGTAATGTACCAACATTAACAACAGAATTTAGAGATGGTACTAAGTTATTCTGGTTAATAGCATCAGAACAAGCCATAGGATTTAGATTTGGTAAAATGTGGTGTGATAAAAGGATTAATAAAGAATTTTTTAATACAGTAATCATGTCATGTTATACAGGAAAATATGAAGATATTATTTGGATGTAAGAAGATGATTGAAAGAATAGTTTCGTTCAAAATGAGGTGATGGTATGACAGATTATCAGAGGCAGTTAGTAACTGACAATCATAATTTGATCTATAGATTTTTACAGAAAGAAAAATTAAATATGGAAGATTGGTATGATTTGGCTGCAATTGGAATGTGTAAAGCAGCGAAAACATTTAATGAAGGAGCGTCCAAATTTTCTACATATGCATTCAAATGTATGTTTAATGAAGTGTACAGCGAAAAAAGAAAAGAATTAAATAAGAGAACAATTCCAGAAGACAAGATCCTTTATTACAACACTGAGTATGAGGATGGATCTGGAAATAAAGTAGAATTTATTGAAAAAATACAATCGGATTACAACGTTGAGAGCGACTGTATTCGTAAAGTTACTTTAAAAAATGCATTTAATAATATGAAAGAAAAACATAAACCTATCATCTCATTATTTTTACAAGGATATAAACAAGTAGAAATAATGAAAATTGCTGGATGTTCTCAGCCACAAGTTTCGAGAGTTATGAAAAGATTTGTAGATGAATATGTGAGATGTTAAGATAGGGAGAATCAATTTATGCCAATAGTAAGAAGTGTAGATGGTGTACATATTGAATATACAATACCATCTAATATTAAGAATTTGATTACAGATGATTTTTTGAATGAATTTTTATATCAACTTATTCGAATTACTGGAATATCACCGTATGACTTCGCAGATGAAGGAATAGAATATCTGTCAGGAACCTGTGGTTGGGATGCTGCATTTGGAAAGGCTTGTATTAACACGAAAAATAAGAAATTATTTGACTATAGAAATTCATTGGAATGGTATGATTCAGACATTTTTGATTCAGAAATAATCTGTGTTCTAATTGATAGAGAATTCATCTTAGGATATAAGACCGATATTATCAAGAAAGAGCTTGATGTTGAGTATGAAGATGTGGATGTGTGTGATAAATGTGGAAAGCTAATGAGAAGAGATCTACTTATTAAAAACGGAGAAGAATATATATGTCCACATTGTAAAGATGTAGATAATGGTGATACATATGGGAATGGCACATCTGATTATTATAGAGAAATATGCATAGAAGTAGATGAATATTATAGGAGAACCAAAGATGAGTAATAATCGATTATGTGATGAGCACTTTTTAAATCGAGGATACAAAAAATACGACAAAACACAATTCCAGAGATCAGATATATATTTGTATAATTTTCAAAAAAGATTTGATGATGAAAAAGGCAAGAAATATTTTATTGATGTACACAAAATATCGAACGAATGGATGTCGGAACACGATAAAAGTAAAGAGTGGTACAAGCCGTTTCAATATACATATTCTTGTCAGTTATATAAGAAAGATACTCATGCACCTGTAAATATGGAATTCTTTTCAGATTGGACGATTGAACAGGTAGAGAAGTTTGTTGAAAAACTATTTCAGGATGGGGAATTGGATTATTACGAAAGATGGGATGAAGAGTGAATAAATATTGTGCAAGCAAGGATGGGTATATAGTTTTTGAAGATGGAGGGATAAATCCAATGTGTTATGGCGCTTCCGAAAGGTGGTTCCAGGATTACGATAAGGCAATGGAGTATGCAATAGGTATTGTATTAAAAAGAGTCAACGAATTCAAAGATCGTATAGATTATAACTCCGTTGTAGTTTATGAGGGAAGCGAAGAACATTTGAAGTCAAATTCTGTTTCTGAAAGAAGAAGGACAATCTTTCAATGGAATAATTATGGAATGAATGTGGGTAATAAATAAAGCGAGGTGTGAATAATGAGAAAATTATCTGAAGAAAATTTCGATACAATTAGACAATATAGCAAAAATTTGAGTGAATTATATTTGATGGTAGAAAATGGATGTCAATCAGATATTACTGTTGCTGATATGACAGAATGTATGGAGTGTATTTGTTCATTGATAAAAACAAATACAATGGCTAATACGTCTTCTGATATGCATAAAAAAGATATTGAAATATTACGTGAGATTATTTGTGATCAAGCAATTAAGCTTCAGAAACAGAAGAAAGAAATGGAGTGATTGAAACATGAAGATTTGTACCGGAGCATGTAAAAATTGTAGCGAAAAACCAGATCCAGAGTGTGGAGAGATTTGCAGAGAGATGGCTGAATTGCAGCTTGATTTATTAAATGAGATTCTGCTTACAGAACTCACAGAAAAGCAGGCGGATTTAGTAAATAAATGGTGTCATTTATAAAATCGGAAAGGACGACTGATTATATGAAAATTGTATCGAATAAGAAAATTATGACAGATGTAATGAATATTAAATCAGGACATGTATTTTGCTTCAGAGAAACTTACTATATGAAACTTGCAGATATCGGAGAAAATTGTGCAGTAAATTTATTAGATGGACTTGTTTACAGTAATTCATTTTTTAAGTCGTATGTTTATGAAGTTTATGCAGAACTACATGTAAAAGATAATCCTAAAGATAATAATGTAATCGTGCAAAAATAATTTGAAAGAGAACTTTCATTAGGGAGAATAAAAGGTATATCCCTCACAATCTTAGAGGTCTGGTGTTTATAAATTTGAAATGAGTTGCAAAACTGCACTCGCCATGACTAACAGAGTTAGTGAATCAACAAGTTTTGTCAATTTCTTCATGGTATCAAACCTCCTTTCTAAATGGAGGCAAAAACACCTTATTACCCGGAGGGCGTCCGTGACCTCTTTGATTGTGTTCTCCAACAACTATCTTTTGGATAGTTATTCCACCCAAAAGCATTATATCACACAATTATAAAAAATAAAAGTGAATGATAAATGTTCTGATCAAATGAAAAAGCAGAAAGGTATATGGATAGAATTTTATGAGTGAATATATGAAACAAGGATTTGAGAAAAGATTCAAAAATTGTGACATTGTTTACTGGTGTCATAGTGATGGCAATGGGAGATATTCTGTAAAAAATGGAATGGTTGATGAACAATTTTTAGATGCAGTAGTAATTGATTATTTAGCACCAAGAGAAAGAAGATTAGTAAATGGAATTCCGATTGACGAATTTACAAGTCAAATTAAATACAAGAAATTACCAAAAGGGTGGACATATAATACAGAGCTGTTTAAGATTACATATTCTGATTTAACAGAAGAAGAAGTAAATTATCGGATTGATGTTAAGAAACCAGAAACAATCAAGCAAGCATATGATCTTGGATATTTGGTAAAGGATTGTACAATTTTCCATGGTGTTATTGAAGCAGATATTACAAAAGAAGGATATAGAATTGTAAAGAAATATCCTATGTGGCAGCATCATATTGATCATGTTTCAATTCGTCCTGATAAAGTCTATTTTACATATGAAGAAGCAAAATCTGAAGTGGATGATAATGTGAAAGAGTTTGAAAGACAGCTTTCATTAACAGATTACGAGTGGTCAGTAGAACATATTTGTAAGAATCTGGATATTTTTAAAGCAATTCATGACTTATCAGAAAGAGATATTGATGCGTATAGAGAATTTATTCTAGGTATGGATAATGTAGAGAATATTGAGACTAGAATTTACCAAGGACAGATCCAGTGGAAGTACGAAGATAAGAATAGATGGAATTATATTGAATTGTAAGGGAGAATAAATGAATGTGTGGAATATATAGATATGATAAATGTTTGAGATGTGGACGTGGAAATATTTTATATATTTCTGAGCAAGAACATGATTATGAGTGGAAGTGTAAAAATTGTAATCATGTAAATAGAAAATTAAATAAATGGGTGCAACCTCCTAATGTAAAGAGAAGAGTTCCGTTAGGCTGGATTCCATTAGAGGAGTTGAAAAATTATGAAAAAAGTTGAAGAAAGATATTATTGTGATTCCTGTGGAAAAGAATGCAAGCATACTCCCCAGTATGTGTTTCCATGGTTAACACAGTCTGGGGCTAAAGATGTGCAAATGGATTTGTGTAATGAATGTAGAGACAAAGTTGCATGTATGACATTTAGCGGAATTGCAAATTATTTTAAAATTCTACATTAAATAAAATCTTGGTTTTTATATTACAGTAAGGGAAGGGGGAAAAGATGAGTTGATTATATTAAGTAATATCTCGAAAAATGATTTCGAAAAGGTTATTGGATTCTTTTTATTATGGCTTTTGGTTGGATTTCTTACTTTGCTATTTTTAATTTTTAGTTATTTAAGAAAAACGGAATATAATAAAAAGTATTTAAAAAAATTCTTTGATTACACAGATTGGACACTTGTATGTTTTGCAACTGGCTATCTAGCTCCAATAATAGTTTTTGTAATTTATATCTCTAACAAATTGAGTAGTAAAAAGGATAATATTTTTGGATGGTTATATGACATTCTTTATAAAATAGCGAATGTTGGAGTGAATCAAGAAGAGAATAAGAAAAAAGAGGATTAATTATGCTTGTGAAATCAGAGAAAACGTGTAAGACAGTACGGGACGCAGTCGATTTCATTATGGATGAATGTAAAAACAAAGATATGCGCATTGACCGTCTTGTAAAAGAGAATAAAAGTCTAACGGACGAATATAGCAAAGATGAAGAAATTCAGAAGATGAATCAACAGTTAGATAATATGAGAGAAGATCTTCGGCGTGGATTTCCAATTACAGAGATTGAAAATGAGAGAATTAAGACATGGAAGAATGAACACGAAGAAAAAGTTCATGGAATTACAAAATCTTCTAAAAAGATGAGATATGGTGGAACAATTGGTGGAAGCTATACATATAAATTTACGCCAACATCAATTGGAGTATTTGGAACAGTTGAGTGTAGCTGCGGAGAGCGATTTGATTTTTCGGAATTATGATTAAAACACTTATATAGCTTTATTATTTTTTGACTAATTTTTGTTATAGATATTATAAAACATATATATAAAGGAGAATAAAAAATGGAAATGGGATGTAATTTATTATTTGATATAAATCTTTCAAAATCTACTTTTGATCTACAGTGCCTTGGTGAAATTATCGAAGAATTCAAAATTATTATACCGGGAAAGGTAATTGTAGTAAATTTTGCAAATGGAACAACTCAAAAAGTTGTTTGCAATGATAAGGACAATTTTGATTTGCGCCGAGGTTTATTCGTTGCTTTATCAAAAAACATGTATAAATACAAATATACTTTAGAAGGAATTGAGCATATGGCAACAGAACTTTCTTATCAAAAGAAATATGTAAAGATGATCGATAAGGCAATAAAAGAACATGATAGAAAGCTTGTTGAAGCAGAGAACAAGAAATATGAAGAGGCAATGCAAAAGAAACTTGCTCATGAGCGAAAAGTGAAAAGAGATAAGAAAAAACGTGAAAGAGCAATTAATATTCAGAAAGAAGCGTATGTACGTGCCATGAAAGAGATTGGTGATTTACATAAAGAAAGAGGAGAAAAAGGAGAATAGAAAATGTGGGTAGTTTTTTTACTAGCAGCAATGGGATTTGCGGTTGCTACCTTGCTAGTAATTTACATCGGAAATAAAGTTGTGAATGCAATGAAAAGAGACGATATAAAACTGGACAAGGATATCAATAAAGAAAAAACAAACGAGAAGGAGAAAGAAAAACATGAGTAAAAAAGGATTGGTAGTAGGAATTGTTGTAGCTGCAGCGGTTGTAGGAGGAGTATTTACAATTAAATCTGTAGAGAGAATTGGAACCGGTAAATTAGGGGTGCAGTATTCAGTAAATGGAATTAAAGAAGAGACATTGTCTGAGGGGTGGCATTTTATTAATCCATTCTTAAAGATTAAGGAATTTTCCATTGGTAATGAACAGCTCGTACTTGAAAAGGGCAAAGAAGACAATTCAATTAAGGTTGCTACTTCAGATGACGCAAGTATTTCAGTAAGTTTTCAGATGTCATATCGGTATAAACCAGAAGAAGTAGTTTCTACATATAAGAAGTTCCGCGGTATGGACGGAGAAGATATCGTTGACCAGAGAGTGAAATCTGTACTTAAATCGAAAATCTCAGAAGTGACATCTGGATATTCCATGATGGATGTGTATTCGGGAAGTAGAACAGAAATCAACAATAAAATTACTGAATATTTAAATAATGTATTTGGAAAAGAATATGGAATTGAAGTGTTAGATGCATCTATTATTGATGTTCACCCAGATGACAAGTTAAAAGAGTCTATTGATGCAAGGGTAAAAGCACTCCAGGAAAAGCAGCAAGCAGAAGCTGAACAGGAAAAGGTAAAAGTTCAGAAAGAAACTGAGAAGATTCAAGCAGAAGCAGATGCACAGATTGAGATTACAAAAGCAAAAGCTGAAGCAGAAGCAAACAGATTGAAATCGGAGTCTATTACAGATGAGTTGATCAGAATGAAAGAAGCTGAGGCACATATGGAACACGGATTTGTGACAGTGAATGGAGCAAATACTGTTGTAACAGATAAATAAACGTAAATAAATTTAGCTGCATATGGTGTCACAGCTATATGCAGCATTTAGAAAAATAATAAGATGAAACTTTCGTTTCGTAGGAGGTAAATAATATGTCAGTACCATCAGGGTTAGATTTTAGTAATGTAAGACATGTAAAAGTTTGGCATGAACAGTTTGAAGCTATTAAAAATAAAGGTGAATTCTTAATTGTAGAAGATAAGACTAATGGTAAATGTGTATCGTTTACAAGAGATCATCCTGAAGAATATGCTCCAAATGAATCTTATTTAAAATTAAAGAAGATATTAGAAGACACAAGAGAAATTGTAAGAAATTTAGAAAGAAAAAAGGAGAACAAGATTATGAGTAGTGAAAAATTTATTGCTTTCTGCAAAGAAAACGTAGTGAATTATTTCAATGAAAATGCTGATAAAACAGACAACGTACTTATTACACAGGAAGATGTCTATCTTGTGTGGTATTGCAAAACGCTACAGAATCATAAAGCATTATTAAGTACAAATATTTCTGATGGAATGTATTACGAGCTTACATATAATGGTGATAAAAATGAATTATATTTGGATGCTTACAAGAAATGGAAGAATGTAAAAATTGATTTAAACGAAGAGGAGTAGGTATTTATGGAGAATAATATTACAGTAAATATGGAAAATCTTTCAGAGGAAGAAAGAAAACAATTGATGAACTTGATAAAGAAATCCAATGGATCTAAAAGAAATCTTTGGAAGCCGAATTATGGGAGAAAATATTTTTATATAAATGACTGCGGTGGAATTATGAATAGCGAATGGTACGATGATAGAATTGATAGTGAATTCTATAAAATTGGTAACTGCTTTAAAACTAAAGAAGAAGCAGAACTTGAATTAGAAAGAATAAAAGTAAAAACAGAATTGCGTCGATTTTCAGAAGAAAATAATGAGTATGAAATTGATTGGAAAGATAAGGATCAAGAAAAATGGTGTATGTGCTATTCCTATTATTATGGAAACATATATTTTATAGATGCAGGTTCTTACAAGAGAAATGATATTTATTTTACATCAAAAGAAATAGGGGAACAAGCAATTAAACATATTGGAGAAGAACGTTTAAAGAAATATTATTTTGGAGTTGAGGATTGATTATGTGGATTAGTAATATGGAATATTGTACATTAGTTCAAACAGTAGAAGATACAAATAAATTGGTTAGAGAAATTTATAATGATCTGTGGTATTATACTCATCTTTGTGAAGAATTAAAAGAGCAGTTTGATGAAACAAACAGACATTTTAAGTATGGAAATGTAAAGGATATTGTTGTTGTGAATCCAAAAGGAGATCATTTTGTAGATACTGACAAAGGAAGGAAATGTGTTCATGATTGTTTTTATATCTATAAGAATGGTAGAGAATATAAAGTAAAAGGTGTTCTTTTGGGTGGAAAAGATAATGATCCAGGAGCTGTTTTTGAAGCAGAGCAGGATAAAGATGACGAAGATATTATTAAGTTGAAAGAAACCTATATGGATAAGTATAGAGAGAAGCATGTCAATAAATATGTAATTAATTTAAAAAGCTGCAGTTGTGTAAAGATTTAAAACGGAGAATGATATGAAAAAGAACTTTAAAATTACAGGATTCTCAGCATTTATATTTATCAACATTCTGTTCTCCATTCAATGTTTGCTTGTATGTGGAGCAATGAAATTATTAACGTTGATTTTGCCTATTGATTTCAATCTGGAATTAACAGTTGTGACATTTACAGTATGTAAGGCATTTCAGATTATTGGATGTTCTGTTAGATCTAGGGAGTAAAAAACGAAAGAGGTGTCAAAAGAATTGTGGATTAGCAGAAAAAGATTTAAAGAGTTGGAAGAGAAGTACAAGAGATTAGAACAAATACAAGATACTCAAAATAATTATTTAAATCGTATAGAACGCATAGAAAGAATTATGAAAAATGCAAGGGACGGAAAAGTAAATTACGTAAGAAAAAATAGATCTTGTGTCAGCATCAATGATTATCTTATGGATGAGTTATATTACATTTATTTAGATAATTTAGAGTATGAAATTTCAGTACCGTTTTTACAAAAAATATATGATGTTAAAAGAACGAAAAATAAAAATGTTGTTATTGTCATGAGTAGAGAAAATACTACAGATGATGATCCTGTATATTGTAATTTTGTCATTGATTTGCAATCAGGAGATAAGGTAGAGATTACATTGGATGAAGTAAATAAATTGAAAATTTAGTTTCGTTTGGAGGACGAAGAATAATGGGAGTAGAATTTTATACATGTGACAATTGCGGAACAACATTTCCAGATTGTGGGGAATACGTATCATGTGAAACTTGTCGGACAAAATGGCGTTGTGATGAATGCGCTGAAGAAGATGGTTATGTGAGAGAACATTGTAAATTGCATCCAGATTTAGATGATTATGACCTTATGTATGAATATAGAAAAAAACATTGTAAATACGACAGTTGTACAGACTGTGAGCATTATGTGCCTGATAGCTGCAAGTATTGTAGAAAAGAAGATTATCCTGACAATGTGTTACTGGATTATTGCATGGAATTACTCGGTGTTACAAGAGATCAGTTAGTTGAGAAATATAATAATAGGTAAAGAGTATGAATCTGAAACAAATTAAAGAAACGATAAAGAAACAAGAATATGATTTCTTAAAAGAGAATGAGCACTTAGGTAACAATATTATCTTACTTACGCTTGGCGGCAGTCACGCATATGGAATGGATAAAGAGGACAGTGATTTAGACGTAAGAGGAGTTACACTAAATAGCAAAGAGGAAATTCTTCTTGGAAAAGACTTTGAACAGGTTGTAGAGATTGATACAGATACGACAGTTTATTCATTCAATAAAATTTTACAATTACTAAAATCAAACAATCCTAACACTATTGAAATTTTAGGATGTAAACCTGAGCATTATTTATATTTGTCTGATGTTGGAAGAGAATTGTTAAATAATAGAAAAATGTTCTTATCCAAGATTTGTATTAATTCTTTTGCAGGATACGCTTCAAGTCAATTAAGGCGTATGGAGAACAAAGCTGCTAGATTAGTTGGACAAGCACAAAATGAAGAGTACATTTTAAAATCAATTAATAATGCAAGTTATGATTTTAAAAATCGTTATTTCCCAATGAATGATGGATCACTCAATCTTTATACAGATAAAGCAGTACAGGAAGGCTATGACACTGAAATTTTTATGGATATTGACTTGCGACATTATCCTCTAAGAGATTGGGCTGGTATGTGGAATGAGATGAAAGCTATTGTAAGTAGTTATAACAAAATCGGTAGGCGAAACGAAAAAGCAATGAACAAGGACAAACTTGGAAAGCATATGGCTCATTTGATCAGATTATACATGATGTGTATTGACATTCTTGAAAAAGAAGAAATTATCACTTATCGAGATAAAGAACATGATCTACTTATGAGTATACGAAACGGAGAATACTTAGATATCAATAGGCAGCCAACTTCTGAATTTTATGATTTGCTAAATGAATATGAAAAACGATTCGATTACGCTAAAGAAAATACTTCGTTGCCAAATGTACCGGACTACAAGAGAATCGAAGAGTTTAAAATGTATGTAAATGAACGAATTGTGAAAGGAGATATATAATGGATATTTCTGAAAAACTGAAAGAACGTTTCTGTAAAGATTGTAATATTCCATTGAAACTATTTAAGGAACCATATTTTACAGACAGACTTCAATTATATGATAACTATTACAATACATTGGATAAATGGAATATTTTTGTAAGAGAATTAGATAAATATAAGTGTGAGCAAGATTATCTTGAAGAATATAATCGAGTAAAGAATGCTGCAATAAAGGACATTAAAGATTCTGATGGTTACAAGAGATTTAATGTAGAAGACATGAATAAGTACACAGTAAAATACAAAGATCTTCCGGGAAAAGATATTTATAAACCATCAAACATCGGAAAACTGTTTATCAGTATTGATATGAGAAAGGCAAATTTTTCAGCATTAAAATTTTATGATAAAAGTATTTTTAGTAACTCTGATACATGGGAAGAATTTATTGAAAGATATACGGAGAATAAACATATCGTAAACAGCAAATATATTAGACAAGTCATTCTTGGAAACTGTAATCCTAAAAGGCAGGTGACTTATGAAAAATATTTGATGGGTCTTGTATTAGAAGTTCTTATTGATGAATTAGGATATTCCACTAGTGATATTGCGTTTTACTCTAATGATGAAATTGTTATTGATATGGGAAAATATAAAGGCTGTATAAATAAACAAAAAATATTAGAAATGGCAGTTAACGTACGTTTTAATATTCCATTCAGGATTGAATTGTTTTACTTACACAAAATTACTGGTACAGATGGATATTACAAGGAAATTGTAAAAAATATTATTGAAATAGAATATGAATTTAAATGCTTAAACAATTATACATTACCATTTGTGCTGAGAAAGTTTAATGGAGAAGAAATCACTGAAAACGATAAAGTATTTTATCATGAAGGGCTACTATCAAAGTTTATGGAAGTACCAAATATGGAGGTAAAATTGAATGAAAATAAATATTCCGTCTGATGCAAATGAGTTGATTCATACACTTCAAAATCACGGAAATTCCGCTTATGTGGTAGGTGGTTGTGTAAGAGATAGCATCATTGGAAGACAAATTCACGATTGGGATATTTGTACATCTGCAACACCAGACGAAATGCTGGAGATTTTTAAGGATAAAAAAGTAATTGAAACTGGCTTAAAACACGGAACTATAACTGTTGTGGTAAAAGGAGAATCATATGAATTAACAACATTTCGTATTGATGGAAAATATTCTGATAGTCGTAGACCTGATTCAGTAATTTTCACAAGTAGTTTAATTGAAGATTTAAAGAGACGTGATTTCACAATCAATGCAATGGCATATAATGATGACGAAGGATTAATTGATCCATTTGGGGGATTAGAAGATATTGAATATAAAAAAATTCAATGTGTAGGTTCTGAAAAAGATAGATTTGGAGAAGATGCTTTAAGGATCTTGAGAGCAATTCGTTTTGCTTCTCAACTTGAATTTGTGATGACCCCGGAAACAAGTTATGAAATCAATAAACAATACAAAAATTTGAAGAATATTTCGATTGAGAGAATAAATAGTGAGTTTTGCAAAATCGCCGCATCAAGAGATTTCTGTGTAGAAATGGTTTTATATAAAGATGTGTTTGCATTGTTTATACCGGAATTAAAAGATATGTTTGAATTCCAACAGAATAACCCATATCACGATTATGATGTTTACAGTCATACAGTACATTCAATTGAACATTGTAAATCCGATAATTTGGTTGTTAGATTGGCGGTTTTCTTTCATGATATTGGAAAACCTCATTCATTTCAAGATGGCGAAGACGGTATTAGACACTTTAAAGGACATGGAAAAGTTAGTGCAGACATTACAGACAATATTATGAAACGTCTCAAATTTGACAATGAGACAAGAAATAATGTGGTTGAATTGGTGTATTACCATGATGCAACCTTTGAGGTTGGTAAAAAATATGTGAGAAGATGGATCAATAAGATTGGAGTAGAACAGTTTAGAAGACTATTGGAAGTTAGGAAAGCAGATATTTTAGGGCAGAAAGAATCTTATGAGCAGTATAGGATTAACAAAGTTAATAATATTAAACAAATTCTTGAAGAAGTTCTACGAGAAGAAACATGTTTTACACTTAAAGATTTAGCTGTCAATGGCAACGATTTAATGAGTATTGGTTATAAAGAAAACAAAGAATTAGGCAATACACTAAATGAATTATTACGATTAGTAATTGATGAAGAATGTCCTAATAAAAAAGAAAAATTATTAGAAGTAGCAATTGAAAGGAGAATGTAATTGATTAAATTATTCACACACCGGGATTTAGATGGAATTGGTTGTGCGGTTCTGGCACAATTGACATTTGGTAAAAATGTAGATATTACATATTGTAACTATGATGAAGTAGATTCTCTTGTGAAAGAATACATTACCAAAATGGACAAAGATCATGATACGTGTTTTATTACAGACATTAGTATTAAGGATGATTTGGCTTCTGAGATTGATAGAGAATATAAAAATAATTTCAAATTATTTGATCATCACAAAACAGCATTAGAACTCAATAAATATGATTGGTGTACTGTTGAAACAGAGAATAATGATACAGGTCTTATGACAAGCGGTACAGAATTATTTAGTAAATATCTGATTGACCATAAATATTTAGATGTGGATGTAAGTGATTTTGTAAGAATTGTAACAGATTACGACACATGGAGATGGTCAACACTTGGTAAGGACGGACTCGTTTCAAAAGATGTAAATGACTTGTTGTATTTATATGGAAGAGAAAAATTTGAAACGTGGTGTATTAGATGTATTGAATCTGGCAGATTTCCTCATTTTGACCAAGAGTCAAGTTTGATGTTGTCATTTAATAGGAATGAAATTGAAAAATATATCAAAGAAAAAGATAAGACAATTATTGTTAAGTGCAATGGAGAATATATGTATGGTGTTGTTTTTGCAGATAAATATATCAGTGAATTAGGTAATGAATTATGTAAATTGAATAGAGAACTTGATTATATTGCAATTGTAAATATGAGTACACGTTCAGTTTCTTATAGAACTATCAAAGATGATATTGACATGGGTATGATTGCAAAGAAATATGGAGGCGGTGGTCATCCAAAAGCAGCAGGATCAAAATTTGATGTTTATAAACTTGCAAGATTTCTTGATGAGTTGTTGTGATATGGAGAATAAGAAATATGGAGCTGACAAGAGAAGAAGCGGTTTCAGAACACAGAAAAATGTGGAACTGGATTGCAGATAAGATTGAAGAAGAAAAGAGAGATCAAGATATCTTTGATTTAAAAGAAGAATATTGTAATAGAGAAGGATATAACGACATAAGAAGCGATTGTTTTTGTTGTGGATATACAAAATACATTTGTGATTATTGTCCTATCGAGTGGGGAAGTGAGGTTGAATATTTTATGTGTCTTGATAAATATGAAGACAACGATTACAAAGGATTGTATTCATTATGTTGTAACGAATCAGATTGGAGGGAACAGGCAAAATTAGCAAGACAGATTGCAAATCTACCAGAAAGAGAGAATGTGTAATATGGATAGATTATATAGAACAGAATTAGGGGTTAGTTTAGACATATACGATAAATGCCCTACGTGTAGTATTTGCTGGAATTGTGATATCCCAGTAAGAGAATGTGGATACATGTACGATGCACTAGAAAAACTTGCAGAATATGAAGATACAAAATTGACACTTGAGCAGATACGGAACCTGAATGAGCGTGACACAGCGAAGAAACCAGATATCGAGGGAGACGGGTATGCTCCAGATGGAACATTTATATATGACACCTGGATCTGTCCAAACTGTAATGAACATTACGAGATTGATTACGATGACTATGATTTTTGTCCGAAGTGTGGACAAAGAATTGATAGGAGTGAATTGAAATAAAATGGCGAATAAGAAATGCAACAATTTAAAAATTCAAAAATTTGTATTTCACGAACCCGCATGGTTGCTACGTTTGTTGGAGGTGAAAATCGAATGAAACTGGAATTTCAAACGGAGAATAAAGATACAAAGGTGATATCTCATCCAAGAAGCAGAAAAGAACTTTGGAGGGATATACATAAAGTACTAGAAGACATGGGATTCAAAACCTATTACCAGAGATTGTATATGGAGAATGATAAATTAAAAATAGATTTTGGATCACACACTGAATTCTTCTATGTGACTGATTTAACAGTTTCAGATCTGAGAGAGTTATCAATTGAAATTATCAATTGAGTAAGATAATTCACGTATAAAATTGCAAATCAATAGTTTCTATAAATTCAAATTATAGAATTAAATAATTTAAAAATTTGTCGTGAAAGTGCGACAGTTTCTTAAATGCACCCATTTTTGGGGTTTTACATAGAAATTTACATATTAGTAACTCTATGCTCCGGCTGCTGTGCGGTCGTTCACATATATAAATATACATACAAAAGGAGATTTTATTTTATGGCAAGAAAAGAAAAAGCAGTTTTAGAAAAAAAAGGATGGTCAAATTCATTTGTACTGGTTGGAGAGGCAAAAATTAATGCTGATTATACATACAAATTGGATGAACATTCTGAGAAATCAGATTGGGTTTACAATTCATTAAATCTTGGTGTTGATTGCGGAGATGTATGCGGAACAGTTTATGCCGAATTGATGGGCGGATATGGTGCAGAACGAGACAATGTTGTTTATGTCCATGGTAAAGACGCAGATGGCAAGGATGATTTTGAAAACAGATTTACTATTGATTGGGATGACAGGTTTGATGAAAAAATCTTGGAGTCTGTCGGAGATTTATGTTTTATGACTGTCGGTCTTGAAAAGGATAAAAATGAAAAGGTGTTTTACAAAAAATTCTTAACACCATATGACATGATCGCTTATATCAATGAAAATCTAGAGGATGGAATGGTTGTTAATGTAAAAGGACAGCTTAAATATTCTTCATACGAAGGCAGTGTACAGGTAAAAAAAGAAATTTCAAGTCTTGTGCTTTCCAAAGTAGATGACAGAAGTAAGTATCATGCAAACTTTACACAGACAATGTTGCTTACAAGAGATAGTGTTGGCAAGCCAGACAAATCAACAGGAATTTTGCCAATCTATGCAAAGATTCTCGATTATGTAAAAGAGTATAAAGGAAAAGAAGTTAGATGCAATATTCCATATGATAAAGCATTTGAATATGAACTCGATTTAACTAAACCGGAGATGTCACAGAAAGTAATCGAAAAACTTTTTAAAGTGAAAAAGGGAGTTACAGAAATTACATTTGAAGGAGATTTGATTGAAGGCGGAGCAGTAGTCACAGCAACAGAAGATGATATTCCAGACGACATCAAAACTCTTATTGAGATTGGTGTATTCACTTTAGAAGAAGCTCTTCAGAAATGTACTGTTAATTCAGGAAGAGAAAGGAGAATGGTTATTAGAAGACCACAGATTAAAAATGTTGAGGGAAAAGATGGGACAAAAACTCCAGTCCTCCAGAAGTTTGAACAGAAGTACGACGAAGATGATTTGATTCTTGATTTTATGTATGAAGAAGAATCAGAAGATGAAAATAGTGATGTTTACGTCGAAGACGAATCTGAGGATGTTGCAGAAAATCCAAATGATATGTCATGGCTTGATGCACTTGGATAAAAGCATTAAAAAGTCTACGCAGCACAAGACTGCGTAGACAGCAAATAAAACACAAATACATTGAATAATTTGGAGGATAGAATATATGGCAAGAAAATTTGGAAAGAAAAAAGAAGTGAAAATTGATCCATTAGCTTACAACATTGGACTGGCAGGATTATCTGGTATCGGTAAAACTACTCTTATTAAAAATGTATGTGAGGAACTTGTTGGAGAAGACGGATATTTAATGTTGGATATCGGGAAAGAAAGTGGACATGATTGTATTGATGGAATTGTGAGTGAAGAATGTGCGGACTGGGAGAAGTTAGATGAAGTTCTTGATGACATTATTGACAATAGAACAACAGATTACAAAGATTTGAAAGTGATTGTTTTCGATACATTAGATGAATTATTTACAATTGGAGAGGAAGAAACGATTGCACAGTGGAATCGATCAAATCCGGACAAACGAACCAAAACAATTAACAGTGTAAATGGCGGATTTGGGAAAGGTCTTGATGCCTGTATTGAAATGGTATTAGACAGAATTTGGTCTTTAAAAGATGTTGGAATTTCATTCATTGTAATTGTACATACAAAAACAAAAGACGTGGAAGATCCAATTACAGGACAAACATATCAGGTTATTACAGCAAATATGCCACAAAGATATTTTAATGCAATCAAAACAAAATTAGATATTTTTGGTGTTGCATATATTGACAGAGATATTGTAACAGAAAAACTTGGTAGAAAAGATATTAAAGGAAAAGAAATTACAAGGAACGTTGTTTCAAAAGAGGCACGTAAAATTGCATTCAGATCAGATAATTATAATCTTGATAGTAAATGCAGATTTCCAGAAATTGTAAGCGAAATCGATCTTGATCCACATCAGTTTATCCAGGCAATTACAGATGCTATCAAAGCAGAACAAGCTAAATCAGGTAAATCATTTGAAGAATCTGAAAAAGAACAGGCTGCAAAGGAGGCAGAAGAAATGAAAGAACTGGCTAAAAAAGAGGCAGAAAAGAAAGAAGAGAAAAAAATTGAGTTTGTGATTGATCAGATTAAAGATTTTATCAAAGACAATAAGGGGAATATGGAAGCAATTAAACCATTGCTTGAATTTTCAAAAGAAAATGGATATGCGAACCCAACTTTAATTGACGATTTATCAATTGCGGAACAGGCATTGAAAATTATTGCTTAATAGGATGGTGATGTAATGAGAGTAAAGCCTGAATCAGTGAAGATGACAGATGTTGAAAAGCAAGAATGGGATGAACTATACAGATATGTAAAAAAAGAAATTCTATTTTATGACGACAATCAGAGTTTGTCCAGTTTTATTTGTACTAAACTAAAAGGTATTAGAACCGGTAAATTTATCGAAAATAAAAAAATCAAAAGTCAGGCTGAGTATCCATACAAAATCATTTTATATACATTCCAGATATGCAGACCAAAAATATTGGCTGCATTATCTGGAAAAACATTTGAGTCAGAAACACAGAAAATTAATTATATTTGTGCAATTGTAAGAAACAACATAAACGACGTTTATGAGATGGTTAAGAGAAAAGAACGTAACGAAGAAAAAGTTAAAACTATGGATACAAATATTCTGACACATAAAGCAGCTCATTACCAAACAAAAACTAAGGAATTAAAAAACGATAAATTAAAAAACTTATGGTGAGGAGCATATTAACTAATGGGGACAAAATCAAATGTAAAAAAACTAACACCATTTGAAAAAGAGTTAATCGAAACTATTAAACAGGTGAATCAATACAAGGAAGCTGATGAGGCAAATATTGTTGCGATTTTATATAAGAATTCAGATTTGATTTATGAAACAAATTTACATTTAGAGGAATTTGGTAATAACGTTTGGAGAGTATACTGGACAATTGCTGATGACATTATAAAGGTAGAAAAGAAGAAAACGTTGGATGAAATTACGGTTGGTTTGTATCTTGAAAAACATCCAAAATTAAGAGAAAAATATGATGAGTATGGCGGATATGAAACTATTGAAGCAGCAGGTGGATATGTAAAATCAGAAAATCTTTATGGATATATTGACGAGCTTCGTAAATGGAATAGTGTAATCAAATTAGCAAAAATGCGATGTGCGGTAAACGACAGATTAAGTGATTACTGCGATATGACTGCGGAAGAAATTTACAATGAGTGGGAAGCTCAGATCAACGATATTTTCTCTAATATTGATTACGATGTAAAAAGCTACGACATTTGTGACGGGATATATGAACTGATTGAGAAATTGGACGAGGGGTATGCAGTCGGTCTTCCATATAACAATATGGAGATCATTACAAAAGAAACCGGTGGACAATATCTTGGTAGTATTACTTTGGTTGGAGGGTTGAGTAATGTTGGTAAATCAACATTTGCTCGAAATGCAGTTATTCCAACTGCAATAAAAGAGAAAGAAAGAATCGTAATCATTGTCAACGAGGATGGTTTAGAAAAATGGCAAAGAGAGCTTCTAGTATTCGCAGCAAATAATATTATCAAAGATGATTTACAAAAGCATGTCGTAAGAGATGGTCATTTTGAGAAGGAAACAAAGGAAATCTTGTATAAAGCAGCAGATTGGCTAAAAGAACAAACGGACAATCATATCATAACAATTCTTCCGTTTCAGCAATACAAAACAGAAAATGCTATAAAAACCATAAAGAAATACTCAAGTATGGGAGTTAAGTATTTTTTGTTGGATACATTTAAATTAGATGCAGGAAATGTAAGTGATAAAGCATGGCTTGAAATGCAGCAAAATATGGTAAAAATCAATGACGTTATTAAACCAGAGGCAAAAAATCTACATATTCTTATTACATTTCAGTTAGCAAAGGGAAGTGTAAAACAAAGATATTACACGCAAGATAATATTGGAATGTCTAAGAATATTATTGATGTTGCTTCAACATGTATTATGATTCGTGATTTATACGATGATGAATATACAGGAGAAAAAAGGGAGTTAAAAGTATATAAGTTAGAGGGTAAAAATGGAAAGACGAAAATTCCAGTAAAGTTAGATAAAGATAAACATTATCAGATTCTATTTATCATCAAAAACCGTGAAGGTTCTGCAAATAGGTATCAGGTGGTGATTGAACATGATATGTCAAGAAATATTATTAAAGAAGTTGGGATTACAAATGTTCCAGTAGACTTTTAAGAAAGGCGGTAAACAGTGTTGTGACGATTGGCGAACTAAAAACTTATATATATAAAGAAAATAAGATTGAATATGTACTTCAAGAAATTGGATGTCATCACATTGTTTACCATCAAAACAAAGAATATTACTCATGTGGGAATGTAGATGGCGATAATAAATCATGTGTAATTGTACGGAATAATGAATATTTAAATGTTGTGAATTATACAAGAGAAAATTTTTTTGATGACAGATCAGACATTATTACACTCGTTCAGTATAACTTGTCGGCAAAACATAAAGATTCTACTACGTGGGAAGCTGTGAAAATCCTACATAAGATTTTAGGACTAAGATTATCATTTAAAAAAGAAGAGAAGAAGAAAGAAAAAATTGATCCACTTCAAATATTCAAAAGAGTTAAAACGAGACGAAAAAAAATAAATGTTTTAGATTTTGAAGTGCATGACGAAAAAGAACTAGACGCTTTTGTTCCTTATGTACACATTGATTGGTACAAGGAAGGTGTCATGCCATGGACAGTAAAAAAATTTAAACTTGGATATAGTTATAAGTATAAAAGAAATGTTATTCCACTAAGATACTGGCTTACAGGAGAATTAATGGGATACAACATGAGAACAACGGTTGAAAACTATGATCTATTTGATATCAAAAAATATTACATTACACCAGGATATCCAAAACAGATTAATTTGTATGGTCTATATGAGAATAGAGAGTCGATTGAAAAATCAGATTATGTTGTGGTTGTAGAAAGTGAAAAATCTGTATTAAAGAGAGACAGCCTTTGTGATTCTACATGTGTTGCTGTTTCTGGACATGAAATATCAGATGAACAGGCAAGGATACTAATAGGTCTAAATAAAGAAGTTATTATCTGCTTTGATAAAGATATTGATATTAACCATGTAAGACATTGCTGTGAGAAATTTTATCATATTAGGAAAGTTAGCTATATGTATGACAAATGGGGAATCATAGGTGACAAAGACTCACCAGTAGATGCACGAAACCAGATATATGAATTCATGATGAAATATAGAGTAACGTATGACGAACGTGAACATAAAGAATATTTAAAAGCATTACGAAAGTAGGTGTTTATTATAGGACGCAAAACTAAAGAAGAATTAAATGAAATTATGTCTTATTACAAGACTGATCGATTATGGAGTTGGTCTAAATTTAATACATATCACACATCTCCATATGAATACTTTCTTAAATATATAAAACATGTACCCGAAGATAGGGATGACTGTATCTATGTAGTTACCGGAGGAATGGCACATGAGATTATGGAAGATTTGTATTTAGGACATATTAAATATGAAGAGATGGATGAAAAATTCGAAGATTCTTGGCTGACAGCAGAAGTGGCTGATTTAAAATTTGACAGAAACGACGAAAAGAAAAATGAGAGTGTTAAACAAAAATATTATGAATGTCTAAAACATTTCTTTAACCACCATAAGATGTTTGAACAGCATATGGAAATAGAAAGATTTGTAACAGCTAAAATTGGAGAAAATGTATTTCAAGGATATATTGATGCTGTTTATAAGGATAAAGATGGCAATTTTCATATATTAGATTGGAAAACAAGTTCTATTTATAAAGGTAAAAAAGCAGAAAATGAATGCGGGCAGTTGATTGTGTATGCAATTGCATTGAACCAAATGGGAATTCCGATGGATAAAATTCGTATCTCATGGGATTTTCTAAAATATGTTTCAATTGATTGTCAGCAAGCAAATGGGAAATGGACAACGAGAGAAATTGAAAGAAATCAGATTGGCATGAAATTGCAAACAAGCGTGAAGATGTGGCTAAAAAAATGTGGATACGAGGAAAATCAGTTGGAGTATCTTGATCTTCTTATGCAGACAAATGATATTAAATGTCTTCCAAAAGATGTACAAGAAAAGTATAGAATGAATGATTGTATTGTGACAGTTTCAATCACAGAGGAACTTTTGAATAAATGGACAACAGATATTATCGAAACAATTTCTGAAATTGAAGAGAAGGAGGATAAATATAAGAAACTGAAAGATAGCAATTTATTAAAAGCAGAAAAAGAGTTTTGGGATTCAGATGACCTAGTAGAAAAGCAAAGCTATTATTTTTCTACATTATGTGCTTACTCTCCGAATGTACATCTGCCATATAAAAAATATTTAGACAAGCTAAATGCCAAGAAAGAGCAGCAGGATAATATTTTTGCAGGTGTTGGTGAAGATGCCATATCTAATGTTCAAGGAGAATTATTGGATGAAGACGATATGTCTTGGTTAAATGATTTATAGAACTGGGGTGAGTAAGTGGAGAAGAATTATGTACCAACTAAAGAAGAGTTGTACAACGAGATTATTAGAGTATATAAGAAATGCGAAAAAATGAACAAGATAATTCTAAAGGAAGAATCTAATATAGAAATAAGTGATTATTGTTTACATAAGCATGGAGGACTACAAAAGATATGTAAGGAATTGAATATACCATTTACATTCCACCAAAGAGTTGATCATAAGGATGTTGTTCAAGATTTATTGAGGGTATTTAATGAGCATCAATATTTAAGTACAGAAAGTTATAAGAAATACGGTAAATATTCTGTTACCTGCGTTAAAGATCATTTTGATGGATCTTTTAATAAAGCATTAGAAACTCTTAATTTACCTATTAATATGTATAAGAATGTTACGAAAAAAGATATTAAAGATGACGTTTTAGAAATATTTAAAGACAAAAAAGTTAGTAGTACTGTTTACAGACGCGATGGCAAATATTCACAATCTACCATTGAACGATTATTTGGTTCATGGAAAGGACTAATGAAAGAAATGGATTTGCCATATACTTCACATGATTATGGATTTGATGAAATGTTAAGGCAATTAAATAATGTGTATGAAAAATATGGATGCATAAATAAAACACTGATAGATGAGGAATGTGACTTTACTTATCAGGCATTGAAATATTATATAAAAGATAAAGAAGAACTATGTAAATTACTTAATAAAGAAAATTTGTTTTCAGATTCTTTGAGTGTAAAAGCTAATCTTTTAAGACGTATATTATATTTATTATTCGGAGATGAAAATATTGAATCTGAAAAAACATGGAGTTGGTTAAAAAATGATAAAACTCAAAAAAATCTATATGTTGATTTCTATATAGATAAATTTAATTTAGCAATTGAATACGATGGAATACAACATTACAAGATGTATACAAGTTTTCATAGAACTGAACAAGATTTCATTGACTCTTGCGCTAGAGATAAATTAAAAGAAAAACTTTTAAAGCAACACAAAATTGATTTAATAAGAATCCCATATACATTAAAGTTATGTGAAAAAAATGTAAATAATCTTGTAATTAGCAACTTATTAAGTAAGAATGGAACGAAAATATGAAGAGATACGAAAATTATCATAAACATTGTCATGAAAGTAATATTACAACATTAGATTGTGTTGTAAAAAATACAGATTATATTTCTAGAAGTTTAGAATTAGGCTGTAAAAACTATTTTACGACTCAACATGGATGGACTGGAAAATATTTAGAGGCGTATGATTTATGTAAAAAAAATAATTTGAAAATGATATATGCTGCGGAATTATATATGGTAAAAGATAGAAAAGAAAAAGATAATTCAAATTATCATATTGTAATTGTAGCAAAAAATCAAGATGGATTTTATGAATTAAATGAAATTATGTCGGAAAGTAATAAAACAGGTTTTTATTACAAACCAAGGATTGATATAGAGTTAATTAAAAGATTAAATCCAAACAACTTCATTGTAACTTCAGCTTGTGTGGGCGGAATATTGAGACCAGGCAATGATATGAAAGTTATGTTTGAAACTATATATGGACATTTTAATAAAAATTTTTATTTAGAAGTGCAAAATCATCAATATGATATACAGACTAGTCATAATAAAAATATGCTGTTGTTGAAACAACATTATGGCTTAAAGTTAATACATGCAAATGATAGTCACTATATTTATCCGGAACAGTCAAAAGACAGACTAAATTTTTTAAAAGGTAAAGGAATGAACTATGGTGATGAAGATAGTTTTATTCTTGATTTTCCTGATTATGACACAATTGTAGAACGATATAAAAAACAAGGGATCTTATCAGATTGGCAAATTGAAGAAGCATTACAAAATACACTAATTTTTGATGAATGTGAAAATTTATATTTTGACAAGGAAATTAAAATGCCAACTATTTATCCAGGATATACACAAGAAGAAAAAGATAAGGAACTTGCAAAGCATATATGTAGTAAATGGGATAATGAAAAGGTAAATGTTGATAAATCAAGATGGGAAGAGTATAAAAAGGGAATTGCATATGAATATAAAATAATAAAAGATACTAAAATGTCTGACTATTTTTTGTTTAATGAAAAAATGGTAGATCTTGCGAAGAGAAAATATGGTGGAGTTTTATCAAGAACAGGTAGGGGATCAGCAGTTTCTTTCTATATTAATAAGTTACTTGGATTTACTGAAATTGATAGATTTGCAGCACCAGTACCATTATATCCAACTAGGTTCATGAGTACTGCTAGAATTTTAGAAACAAGATCTTTACCAGATATAGATCAGAATTGGGCACAGGTTGATGCACCAATTAAAGCCTCAAAAGAATTATTAGGTGATGATGGTGTTTACTATATGTATGCACTAGGTACTATGAAGGAATCATCAGCATTTAGAAATCTTTGTAGAGCATATGAATTTCCAATGCATGAGTATAACGAAGTCGCTAAAAATATTGATGCATATAGGGAGGATAAGAAATGGAAAAATATTATTGAAGAATCACAGAAGTATATTGGTACAATTGAAAGTATTTCACCAAGTCCGTGCAGTTTTGTTTTGTCAAATAAACCTTTATCTAGAGAATTAGGTTTAATTAGGATTGGTGGAGAATTATGTGCATGTATTGATGGATATACATCTGATGTATGGAAATATCTTAAAAACGATTACCTTACTGTAACAGTGTGGCGTATAATTTCAAATTTTTATAAAAGAATTAAACAACCAATTCCTAATATTCGTGAACTATTAAATAAAATAGATGGAAATACATGGAAATTATATGAAGATGGTATGACATCAACATTAAATCAAGCTGATACAGAGATTTCCACGTCAATGTTAAAAAAATATAAACCAAAAACAGATGCAGAAATGAGTGCTTTTGTAGCTGCAATTAGACCTGGGTTTGCAAGCTTGGTAAATACATTTCTAAATAGAAAAAAATATACTACTGGTGTAAAAGAAATCGATGAAATATTGGCACCGAGTTATCATTTTATGTTGTACCAAGAATCTATTATGGCATTTTTAGTATGGTGCGGCATGAAAGAGGATCATACATATGACATCATTAAAAAGATTAGTAAGAAAAAATTTACAGATGATGCAAAAGAAGAGTTAAGACAAGAATTGTTGCATGGATATAAAAAGAATCTAGGAACAGAAAAGGGATTTGATGAAGTTTGGCAAGTAGTAGATGATGCGGCTAGATACAGCTTTAATGCTTCACATGCAGTATCAGTAGCATACGATAGCCTATATGGTGCTGAAGCAAAATCACATCATCCATTAGAGTATTTTGAAACAGTGTTGAATGAATATAAATCAGATAATGAAAAAACTAGCCGTATTATTGCTGAATTAGATTATTTTGGTATTACATTAGAGGGTATTAAATTCGGAAAATCAAAGAATGAATATACGTCAGATAAAGAAACAAACACAATATATAAGTCTATTTCATCTATTAAATATTGTAACGAAAAAATAGCCACAGAATTATATGAACTTGGTAGTAAAAATAAATATAACAGCTTCGTAGAAGTGTTGGACGACATTAAGAAGAAAACATCAGTCAATTCTAAACAGCTTACAATCCTTACTGGTCTAAATTTCTTTAGTGAATTTGGTGGTAATAAATATCTACTAAATGTTATTGACATCTATGAAAAGTTTTCAAAATGTAAACAAATCAGTAAAAAGAAATTAGATTCATTGGGACTAACAGAGTTTTTGATGAAAAAATACTCTGGTAAAGAAACGGCTTCATTATATAAGGATATAGATAATGTAGGTTTAATAGAAGAACTTTGTAGTCACGTAGAGAATAAAAAAATGGGTATTATTGAATCTATGAAATTTGAGAAAGAATATCTTGAGTATATCGTATATACCAATGAAAATGTTTCTCCGCTTTATTATATGGTCACAGATTTTAAGACTTACAAAGATACAACAAAACCATATATTACAGCAAGACAGATTAGAACAGGGAAAGAGGTTAAAACCAGAATTAAACAAGGTAAAATTTTCAAAGAAAATCCATTTGGTCAATGGTCTGTTCTAAAAATAAATGAATTCTCGCAAGAATTTAAGAAACGACCGAATGCTGAAGGTAAGTGGGAGGCGACAGATGAACTAGAAGATATCCTTACAGAATATGAGGTGATTAGGTGATGAAAAATTATGGATAAAAAAGAAGTTAAATTTAAATGTTCTGTTGTTAGAAAAACATATGACGGTGGAGATTACAAAATCTACGCTGTTGATGTTGACAAAAATAAATATCCGGATATAAAGTTCACAAAATATGGAAATGTAACATTAACAGGAGAAATGCATGAACTTGGCGTAGGGTCAAATTATGAAGTTGCTGCGGTTGAGCAGTTATCTAAATATGGATACGGTTACAAGGTAACAAACATTAAAAGAGATAGACCAACAAACGCAGAAGAAACTTATGTTTTCTTAAGAGAAATTCTCACAGAAAATCAAGCCGATGTTTTATGCAAGGTTTATCCAGATATTGTGGATAGGGTAATCAATAACAGATTGGATGATATTGATTTAAACAAAACACCTGGAATAAAAGAGTATACGTTTGATGTGATCAAAAATAAGATTGTCGAAAACTTTTGTTTGGCAGAAATTGTAACGGAGTTTCAAGGAATGCTGACGCTTTCTATGGTAAAAAAATTGCATGAAAAATATTCATCTGTTCAAATGATAAAACAAAAAATGAGAGAAGATCCATATAAATGCCTATGTGGATTGGCAAGAGTTGGTTTTAAAACTGCGGACTCAATTTTACTTGAATTGGAAAGAGAGTCTTTGGAAAGTATTAAAAACGGAAAGAAGCCAATAATAGAATTTAATTGTGATTTGAAAACAAGTAAACAAAGATGTTTATCATGTGTGTTGTACCTATTAGAAGAGAATGAAAATAACGGACATACTGTGATGGATATTGTTGATTTAAGAAATCAATGTATGAAATTAACCCCTGCATGTTCAGATTTGTTTGTGGATTGCATCAAACATGAAAGTATCATTTATGACAGGGATACGATGAACGTAGCTTTGAAGTCTACATATGATACAGAACAATGTATTGCAAATGCGATTATTGAAGGACTAAGGCAAAATACAAAATGGAATTTTAATATAGAAAAATATAGAACTGTAAATAATGGATGTGAATTGTCAACTGAGCAGATAAAAATACTGGATTATATTTGTAAATATAACATTTGTATACTGAATGGATCAGGAGGAACTGGTAAAACATTTTCGACACAATCTGTTATTCAAATGCTTAAAGACAATAATAAGTCATATGAGTTATTTTCACCAACAGGTAAAGCAGCAAAAGTTTTGTCTGAAAATACTGGTGAACAAGCAAGTACAATTCATAGAGGTCTTGGATATATGCCACCCGACAAATGGGGATATAACGAAGCAGAAAAGATGATGTGTGATGTATTAATTGTGGATGAGTTTTCTATGGTTGATTTGCGATTATTTAAACATATTATAGATGCGATTGATTTCAAGCGCACAAAACTTCTAATGATAGGAGACAACGCACAGCTTCCGTCTGTTTCATGCGGGAATTTACTTCATGACTTTATGCAGTCCAAAATGATTCCGACTGTTACTCTTACGAAAGTATTTAGATACGGCGAAGGTGGTTTAATGAAAGTAGCTACAGACGTAAGACAATGTAAACAATATCTTAATAATATTAATCAACAATGTACATATTTTGGAGACAACAAAGATTATGCTTTTATAAATGTTGGTTCAAGCACAATTGTCAAAAATCTAATTGCTCTATATCAAAAATTGCTTTCGAGTGGGAAATATAATGTAGATGATATTCAAGTTCTTACTTCCTATAAGAAAGGCGATTATGGACAGATTGTAATTAATAACCAATTACAAAAAATAGCGAATAAAAATTATGGCAGTCAAGATTTTATGAAGGTTGGAGATATTACTTATTATAAAGACGACATCATCATACAAAATACTAATAATTATCATGCTCGAATTTTCTATGAAGATGACTTTATTCCAGATGATATGCCGAAGGAAACGTTTATTGCGAATGGCGAGACAGGGAAAATTAAAAAAATTGATCAAAATAAAGTTATTATCGAATTTGATGATGTGTTAGTAGAATACGATAGAAGCGCAATGCAAATGTGTGGATTAGGCTATTGTATTACCATTCACAAATCTCAAGGAAGCAGTATTAAAGTCGTATTACTGATCACTCCTGCAGCACATACATATATGTTAAATTCAAATCTAATTTATGTAGGTTTAACAAGAATGAAAGAAAGATGTTTTCATTTTGGAGATACAACAACTGTGAATAGAGCTATTAAGAAAAAGGCTAATTTATCAAGAAATACGTTTATGCAGAAGTTATTAAAAAGCAAAGCAAAAGGAGAATGAAGATATGAATTCAGAAATTATTATTGCAATAGTTTTATCAATGCTGGTTGTAATATATGCAGTTATTGAAATTATAAATATTGCATCAAACATAAAGGTTAAAAATACTTATATTGAATATAGAGATCTATTAAAAGAACAGAATGACTTGTTAAATGAAGATATCCATTGCTTGAAGACGCTTCTTGGGATTGTGGTTGACAAAGTAGAATCAGAGAGAAAAGGAAATAAAAAATGAGAACAGATATTGTATCGTGCAAAGATTATGTAGAGATTAAAAAGAAAGAATTAGAAGAAGAGATTCAACATTTCAATAGAAAACCTGTACTTGCTGTAATTCAGATTGACAATGATCAGGCATCAAACTCCTATATCAAAGGGAAACAAAAAGATTGTGATGAGATTGGAATAGAAATGCGTCATGTAAATATTTATTCTAATGTAGCAGGGCAGAAGGAAGTTGAATGTATTATCAAAGATATTGCAAAATCTGATGCAGATGGAATTATTATTCAACTCCCAATTCCAGATAAATATGATTTAAATCAGTTACAGAATTTAATTCCACCAGAAAAAGATGTAGATGGATTTAGAAAAGGCAGTTGTTTCAAACCATGTACTCCAAAAGGAATTATCGATTGGATGGAATATAACAACTTCGAGTTTAAAGGCAAGGATTGCTGTGTATTAGGCAGAAGTAAAATTGTTGGGCTTCCATTGACCAATATGCTAATTGAAAAAGGGGCAACAGTTACATGCTGTAATAGTACGACTCCGAGTACATGGTACTACACTAGAAATGCAGATTATGCTTTTTCTGCAGTTGGAGTTCCAAACTATTTTGATTTTTCAGACTTCCAAGATTTTTGTGAACTTGTTGTAGATATTGGAATTAATCGAGATGAGAATGGAAAATTATGTGGTGATGTAAACAATGCTGGGTTTGAGAGTAGTTTAAATGATACATATGTTACGCCGGTACCCGGCGGGGTAGGATTACTCACAAGATTGGCATTAATGCAAAATGTTGTAGACGCATATAAAATTCAGAAAATGAAAGGATGATTGAATGTTTAAGTTTTTTAAATGTAATCACGAATATAAAGAAGTCGGAAAATATTACACAATCGTCATGGATTATGAGTGCAAACATATTATGGCTGTTTCCGTATCCGAATGTACAGTTTGCGGAGAACGAAAATCTGATGTTGTATATGAAGAAACTATTTCTTCAAATTCAGAATACGAAGTTGATGACGTGATTCAAACATTAGAAGATAGAGGGTTTTGTCCAAAATTAAACTTCATGTTGGATGATTATGAACGAAGAAAAAATGCAAAGGAGTGATTTGATGGATAAGATTAAAAGAATTCAAGAACTTGTAAAGCAGCTAAATGAATATAGAAACGCTTACTATAATGAAGCAAGGTCTGATGTTTCTGATGCAGCATATGACAAATTATTCGATGAGTTATCAGAACTTGAAAAAGAAACTGGAGTTGTATATGCAAATTCACCAACACAAACTGTTGGATATGTGGTGAAATCAGAACTTGAAAAAGTTAAACATTCTCATCCAATGTTATCGCTAGATAAAACAAAATCTGTTGATGATTTAGTAAAATTTGCCCGAGAAAAAGACTGTATTTTAAGTCTGAAAATGGATGGATTGACATGTCTTCTTACATATGAAAACGGAGAGTTGGTTCAGGCGGAAACTCGTGGAGATGGAGAAGTCGGGGAATTAATCACTCATAATGCAAAAGTCTTTGATAATATTCCTCTAACGATTGATTATAAAGGACATTTTGAGATCGAAGGAGAAGCCATTATTACATATGATGACTTTAATAAAATTAATGAGTTTTTGTCGGATGATAAGAAATATAAGAATCCAAGGAATTTAGCTTCTGGATCTGTGCGACAGTTAGATAGCAAGATTGCATCACAAAGACATATTAAATTTATTGCTTGGAAAGTCCCGACAGAAGTTGCATCAAATAGTTTTATCAATAGATTACAGTATGCTGCAGAATTAGGATTTGACACAGTCCCATTTTTGCCTATTCGTGGAAATTCTAATGCAGAATTTATTAATATTGTGATTGAACAATTGCAGAGACGGGCGAATGAAAAGGGCTTTCCGATTGATGGCTTAGTGGCAACGTACAACGATATTACATACGGAGAGTCACTTGGAATGACAGGTCATCATCCTAAACATTCTATTGCATTTAAATTTTACGATGAAGAAGTCGAAACGGTATTGAAGAATATTGAATGGTCAATGGGCAAGACCGGTTCATTAACACCTGTAGCAATTTTCGATCCTGTAGAAATTGACGGGACTATGGTGGAAAGAGCCAGCCTTCACAATGTAAGTATTCTTACTAAATTAGATTTACAAATTGGAGATACAATTATTGTATATAAAGCAAATCAAATTATCCCACAAGTAAAAGAAAACTTATCTGCAAAAGACAGAGAATCAGCTTATATCCGGATTCCATCACAGTGTCCTGTATGTGAATCATCAACACAGATTGTAAAAGAAAATGATTCAGAAGTTTTGATGTGCACTAATCCACATTGTAAAGGTAAATTGCTAGGAAGAGTTTCTCATTTTGTTTCCAAGAAAGGTATGGATATTTCGGGATTGTCCGAAGAAACAATCAAGAAATTTATTGAACTTGGATGGATTGCAGAAATTACAGACGTATATAATCTTGAGCAACATTATGACAGACTTTCTACAATGAGTGGTTTTGGAAGGAAATCAGTAGATAAATTAAGAAAGTCGATTGAAAATAGCAAGACAGTAAGATTGGACAAGTTTATTACTTCATTGAGTATTCCTGGAATCGGAACTTCACAATCAAGGGAGTTGGCAAAAGTATTTAACACATGGGATGATTTTAGAGATGCAAGTGTTGGGTGTTATAACTTTACACAGATAGATGGATTTGGAGATGTATTAAGTAAAAATATCCACTCATGGTTTAAAGACATGTGCGGTATTGCAGATAACCTTGCTTCTCTTATGACTTTTGAAGCAAAAGAAAAACAAAATGCAGATAATTCGTTAGATGGCAAATCATTTGTTGTGACAGGGAAAGTTTTCAGATTCAAAAATCGTGACGAAGTAAAAGCAGAAATTGAAAAACGTGGTGGAAAAGTTGCTGGATCAGTAACCAAATCTACATATGCTTTGATTAATAATGATATTGAATCAAATAGCAGTAAAAATAAAAAAGCAAAAGAACTTGGTGTAAAGATTATCACCGAAGATCAATTGATTGAAATGTTGGGTATGTAGTTATTTTGCATACCGAAACAACATCATAATAGGAAGGAATTTTGATTATGGAGTTATATATTAAATTAAATACTGTAAAAAATGCAATGCTATTTGCAACGGTTTGTGACAATTATGAAGAAGATATTGATTATATTTGTGGGAGATATCAGATTGATGCTAAATCAATTCTTGGGATTATGGGAATTGGACTCGAAAGAGAATGCACAGTTGTGCTCCATTCAGAAGATGAGTATGTAAAAAATAAATTTAAAGAAGATATGAAACTATGGATTGTGGAGGAATAATTTATGAATAAACCCGATTTATCAAAAATGCGCGTAGAAATCAAATGGGCTGAAGATATGTGGCAGCAGATTAAAGATGCAACAATGACTACGATTGGTAAAGACAAAGGTTCTTATCCTGATCATGATTGGAAATTGAAGCTTTTAATGGCAGAACACTCTCCGGTCAGACTTGGATTTGTAATTTTGAAAATCTATGATGCACCACAATTTGTACATGGACATTTAGTGCGTCATTCAAATGGGGTTGTTCCGTTTGTATCATCACTCAGAAGTGACAGGAATAACTATAATGAAGTTCCTGATAGAAACACATTACAGAGTGCTACATATTACTTTAATTTTCAAGCTTTAATCAATGTTGCGAGAAAAAGACTATGTAATTGTGCTAGTTACGAAACACAGAAAGCATTTAAGATGATTAAAGATGAAATTGTTAAATTTGAACCAGAAGCAGCAAGCAGAATGGTTAGAGAATGCGTGTATAGAAATGGTCTTTGTCCGGAAATGTTTACGTGCGGATATAATAAAACACAAGCATTTGAAGAGGAGTTAAAGGAATATATTAAAGGATTCGAGCCTCAAATCTGTGACAAAACGAATATCAGAAAAGGAACGAATGAATAATGCCAGATATGATTTATTATTGCAAACATGAGGAAAATGATTGTCCTGTAAAAGATACATGTGAAAGATATGTAGATGCGGAACAGCATGAATGTAAAGTTACCTTATATAAAGCGATGTGTGTTGATGATAATGGACGAGTATTGTTTATTAATAAAACACCATTAAATATAGAAGATACAGAGGTGAAATTAGAATAATGGCAATTATAATCTTCGGTAAAACAGCAAGTGGAAAGAGTAGGATTGTTGATGAACTTGTAAAACAAGGATACAAGAAAATTGTAACGACAACAACAAGACCGGCAAGAAAAGGTGAAATTGATGGAGTTGATTACAATTTTATTTCCGAAGAGGAGTTTGAACAACTTATTAATACACGATATTTTGCGGAATGGAAGAAATACGACACCGTAGAAGGTGTTTGGTATTATGGTTCTCCTTTAGATGAAATATCAAGAGTGGACAATAAATCGATCGTAATTCTGACTCCAGATGGATATAGAGACATTAAAGATGAATTGGATGATCATATTGCTATTTATATATATGCAAACAATAAAACAATTAGAAGCAGACTATCTAAACGTGGAGACAAGAAAGAAGAGGCTGATCGTAGAATTAAACAGGATAACAAAGATTTTAAAGATGCTGAATTTCTAGCGGATAGAATTTTTTACAATAATGAAGACAAGGATATCAGTGATCTAGTAGATGAAATTTGTAAATACTTAAAAACGAGAGAGGATGAATAAATAAATTGATCAGAACGAGTGGCATGTTGATGAGAGAGTTGGGAATGTATCCTGACGATTTCATCACAGTTAGATTAGGAGAAGAAGAATATGTAATTGATAGTATTGGACACACGAAAACACATGGAAACATCGATGACATCTCTCACTTATGTTTAAACGTGAGAGATGGAGGAAGTGGATTTATTAGGAGGTAAAGTAAGTATGGATTTTAATCAACTTGGAACAGTGATTTTTGCAATTGGGACAACAATGTGGATTCCAATCTGGTCATTGTTTGAAGGTGTTGCAAAATGTATTCGTGCATTCAAAGGTACAGATGTGACTATGGAAGGGTTTAGAAGCAATAAAAGTCATGAATGGTCTGATTCTGATGGTGAAGAAGATTTGGGAGAAGACGAACCAAAAGAAGTGAATAATACAATGGAGCAGAAAACAAAAAGAACCAGACCTACAACGAAGACAACAAAAGATAGTTCTCAGAAGTAAGAAAGGATGATGTATTTGATGAAAGTAATTAAAAGAGATTGTACTGTGGCAGAATTTGAAAAGAAAAAAATTTACGATGCTATTATGAAGTCGATGAAAAACGGGAGCGGAATTATTAAACCCAAAATCGCAGAATCGATTGCAGATGAAATTTATGAAGAGAATAAGGATAGACAGGATATTAGTATTTCTGAAATTGAGATGTCTGTGTATGATAAGCTAATTACTAAAAAACAGCGATTGACGGCTAAGGCTTATGAAGGATATCGATGTGTCAGAGAATTTCAGAGAGAAAATATGAATACAACAGATGAACAAATTTCAGAACTTTTAAGCGGATCAAGTGATTACTGGAATAACGAGAACTCGAATAAAAATCCTAAATTGCTCACAACTCAGAGAGATTACATGGCAGGAATTTTAAGCACTGATATTACAAGAAGATTTCTACTTCCTCCAGAAATTGTACAAGCTCATGATGAAGGAATGATTCATTTTCATGATGCGGATTATTACGCACAGAACGCAATTTCAAACTGTTGTTTAATCAATCTTGAAGATATGTTGCAAAACGGAACATGTATTAACAAAGTGACAATTGATAAGCCACATAGACTAATTACCGCAACAACAATTGCTACACAAATTATAACTGCCGTTACATCTTCACAATATGGCGGAGCAACAATCACATTAACACATTTGGCTCCATTTGTAAGAGATAGCTTCAATATCTATATGGAGAAATATAAAAATAGAGGACTGTCTTATCAGCAGTGTCTTGAATTTTCAAGAGAAGATATTAAAAAAGAAATTGCGGATTCAGTACAGACTTTTAATTATCAGGTGAATTCTATGACGACAACGAATGGACAATCTCCATTCCTGTCAGTATTTATGTATCTTGGAGAAACTGAAGAATACAAAGAAGAGCTTGCAATGCTTATTGAAGAATTCTTAAAACAAAGAATTCAAGGATTGAAAAATGAAGAGGGCGTATATGTTACACAGGCATTCCCAAAATTATTGTATGTATTAGAGCCATGCAATATTGATAAAGACGGAAGTTACTTCTATTTGACAAAATTGGCAGCAGAATGTACAGCTAAGAGAATGGTTCCTGATTATATTTCTGAAAAAGTTATGCTTGAAAATAAGATTGATAAAAATGGCAACGGAAATGTGTATGGCTGCATGGGTTGTCGCAGCTTTCTTACTCCATACATTAGCAAGACTGGAAAATCGCAGTATTATGGTCGATTTAACCAAGGTGTTGTTACATTAAACTTAGTAGATATCGCACTCTCATCTGGAGGAGATATCGATTCATTTTGGACAATTTTTGATGAAAGATCAGAATTATGTCATAAGGCATTGAAACTTAGACACGAGAGACTTGAAGGAACTTTGTCTGATGTCGCTCCTGTTTTATATCAGGACGGAGCGTTTGCAAGGCTAAAAAAAGGAGAAAAGATTGACGAACTTTTGCATGACGGGTATTCAACAATTTCACTTGGATATGCAGGTTTATATGAATGCGTAAAATATATGACAGGCAATTCTCATACAGATGAAGATATTGGAACATCATTTGGTTTAGAGGTTATGAAGAGACTTAATGATAAATGCAATGAATGGAAAGAAAAAGAAAATATTGATTACAGCTTATATGGAAGTCCAATTGAATCAACCACGTATAAATTTGCTAAATGTTTAAAGAAACGATTTGGCGTGATCGATGGAATTACGGATAGAGACTACATTACAAATTCATACCATGTGCCAGTATTTGAAGAAATTGATCCATTTAAAAAACTAGAACTTGAAAGCAAGTTCCAAAAACTGAGTCCCGGTGGTGCAATTAGCTATGTTGAATGTGCAGATTTAACCCAAAATACAGAAGTAGTGATTGAGATCATGAAATTTATTTATGAGCATATTATGTATGCAGAGTTAAATACAAAATCTGATTATTGTCAGGAATGTGGGTATAATGGAGAGATTAAAATTATTGATGAAGATGGTGAACTGATCTGGGAGTGCCCAAATTGCGGTAATAGAAACAAAGATAAAATGAATGTGACAAGAAGAACATGTGGATATATTGGTACGAACTTCTGGAATCAAGGAAGAACGGAAGAAATTAAAGAACGATATGTTCATGTAGACGATCATGAAGCGGAGGTATAAATAGTGAGATATGCATCAATAAGGAAGCTTGACATTTCCAACGGAGAGGGTATTGGTGCATCTCTCTTCGTTCAAGGATGTCATTTTCATTGCAAGAATTGTTTTAACAAGGATACGTGGGATTTTGATGGTGGAAAAGAGTGGACAAAAGATGTTAAGAAAAAATTTATGCAATTAACGGAATCGTCATACATAAAAAGAATTAGCATTCTCGGAGGAGAACCACTCGCAAATGAAAATCTTAAAGATGTTTTTGAATTGATTACAGACTTACGGTCAAAGTATCCAATAAAAAGAAAAATATGTACAATATATAGTTGTGGAAACAATTATGAACACAATATATTGACAAGAAATTCGGATGAAATTCGTCTTTCATATCCAGAAAAAACAATCTGGTTATATACAGGATACACATGGGAACAGATTATGTATCCGGTTGTTACAGACGATTTTAATCCAGAACGAGATAAACTTGTAAAAATGCGACAAGATATCGTAAGGCAATGTGATGTTCTCGTAGACGGAAGATATGAAGAAGACAAACGTGATGTTACTTATCACTGGGCTGGCAGCACAAATCAAAGAGTAATTGATATAAGAAGAACATTAGAACAAGGAAGTGTGGTTCTATGGGAGAGTTAGTAAAAGTAAAAGATATTTTATATTACGCAAGAATTATTCCTACGGTTGGCATATTTGATGTATGCCAACTAACAATAAGAACAGTAAAAGAAGATTATTTTGTTGGATGCGACAAAGTAGACAAACATGCTTATCTATTTAGTTATTCTGATTTGGAAGAGATTGTGTTTCACGATCGTAAACAAGCGTTAGATAAAGTTCTTGTTGCAGAGAATAATAAAAAGAAAATAAATAATGAAGTATTTTACGAGGAGTATTGAAATGGGTGTATTTATAGGATTTATGGTTGGATTTTTTATTGGAGTAGTCGCCAGTTTGTTTGCGATTTCTTTATGTGTTGCCTCAGATGAGAGAGAGAATTTTTATGATGAAGAGGACGGTGATAAATAATTGTCATACTTGATGAGATATAAAGGCACATATAGGTTAAAAGTGCCGTATGACTTGCGAAATAATCAGTATGGAAGAAAGCTGAATGGAACATTAGAAGACATTGATGTTTATATAGATTGTCAGCATGGTAATAAAGTTTTCCATTATGGAAGATCAATATTACAAGCGTATATTCCATCACTAATTCGTGGTCATAACGTTCTGAAGAAACTTACAGATTTATATGGACAAGATATTGTATCAGATATAGAAGAAAGTGATTCGGAAGTGTTATTTAGATTTAATGCAAGAGATATCAAAAAAATAATTCCATTATTAAAACCTAGAACAAATGGTTCTGGCATTAGCCCTTTTAGCAGTAAAAATCTACCTAAAACAAAGTATATTATTCCAGACGAAGATTTTGCTATGTATAAAAATATCATCAAAAACATACCTCAAAAAGAAGTTTTAGGTATAAGTCATATGACAAATGATTTTGTCAAAAGTATCTCTACAAAAAATAATACTTATGAAAATATAAAAAATGACATGATTGCCAAAGGTCTAAAAGGGAAAGAATATATTCACAGCATTGGAAAATGGAATGAGTATATTGGATTTTTACGAGATAAATTAAAGGAGTAATGGATTATGAAGCAGCTTAAATTACATAGGCAATGTACACATGATAAGTTAATCAATTTTGGATTTAGGAAGTGCGGCTTAAATTATAAGTTGTTTCGTCCTCTATATGAGAACAAGTCAAAGACAGTAATTGCTGCAGAATTTCTTGTCTCATCTTTAGACAACTATGTTGGATATGATGTCATAGATGTATGTGGTGACACATTGTATACGGCATTTTACGACAAAGAATATACAAACGAAGAGAAAAACGATGTCTATAGAACAGTATACACAAGACTATCTGACATTATGGATGAAATGGTAAAAGCAAAAATTATTAGAAAGAGAGTGATTTAATTTATGAGAAAAATAGCAGTTTTTAGAAAAGTAAGTGAAGAACAATTCGTAGGTGATTGTTCAAATGCATTTGGAGATGATAATATTTTAGACATACGAAAAAAATATAAAGAAATAAATCTGCCAAAACGTAGCACAAGATTTAGCGCAGGACATGACATCTGTACTCCATTTGATGTGAAACTTTGTCCAGGTGAAAAGTTAATGATACCAACTGGAATTAGATGTGAAATGAGTGAAGAATATGTTATGTTGATTTTTCCACGCAGTAGTCTTGGAATTAAAAAAGGAATGACTATTTCAAATACAGTTCCTGTTGTGGACGCAGATTATTTCTTTGCGGATAATGAGGGACATATTTTTATTAGTATTAAAAATAATGGAAATGATGTTTTGGAATTGAGATCAGGAGAAAAAATTGTACAGGCTGTATTTGTTCCATTCGGTGTTGCAGATGAAGAAGAAATCACAACTGAACGTACTGGCGGTATTGGCTCAACAGGAAAGTAGGTAGATATAATGATTGAATTTGTTTTAGGGAATGTCATTCTATTTCTTCTATCTATTGCGACTGTATATGCTCTGTTTAAATCAACAGGTGATACAATCGACAAATATGACATTCCGTATTTTGTACTCAGTGTAGCAATTATTTATAGTTTGTCAGCACAATTTTATAATGTGTTTGTTGGAACGATTTAGGGAACAACGGAGATATGGTAAAAAATATCCCTTGTAAAATTTTGTAGAATCATGATATACTGAATACAAAGGTATGATTCTATGTCAAAAGGCAAACACCATTTACTTCAAAAGGGCAAAACCGATTTTTGTCTCATAATTTTATAGCACAAATAGAATTAG